CAAGAATGCTCATGCTGAAGTTATTCCTGGCATTAGAGATTTCATAGCTGAGTATGTTTCAGATCGTTCCATGGCTGAGAATGGATACCTTGAGAAAAAGGGTCTTGTGCCATTGACGAAGGCACAGAGAGAGCTTGTGCGTAAAAATGCTCTTACACTAACACCAATGAAATGAAAGGTTTATATCATGGTCAAGTATATTCTAAAGTCTGTTGATGATACTGCCGACGATATGGCAGCTACTGTGACGTATGAGTTTCAGTCCGATCTGGCTGACAATGTCACATGGCATCTTGCTCAGTTCATGCGCGCAGTAGGATTTACCTGGGTAGAGAGTCTTGAGATCGTCAAGGAGTATGATGATTCAGAGTTTGATGAACTTGACGATAGTGAATTGACGATTGATGATTCAATGATTGTCAATAAGGATTCCACAGAAGACAAGTATGTGTCTGTGACACCAACTAAAGATACCAAGTAATTAGTCGGTTGGTCGCATACCCATTGTGCGTTCTTGACCAACCATATGGCTCTTGATCATCCATGCTAGTTTTGCATGTTTATCAAGGCGGTCTTCCAAGTAATTGACGAGACCGTAATTGTCTTCGCGTTCTGCTAGCCCTCTTGCTGCATTGATTGAATCGACCAATGCGGAATTAGCGGCTAGCAGACGAGCGAACATATTTTTTGATCCAGGAATTTCTGCCGTGTCCGACATTGTCGATAGCGATTCAAATTCCTTCATTGTTCCTGGTGCATATGAACCAAGTGCGCGAATTTGTTCGGCAGCAGTATCGACTTCTTCAAACAGTTGCACATAGACCTTGGAGAAGAAATCATGATAGGCTGAAAAGAATGGACCTTCAACATTCCAATGATACTTGTGTGCGAGAAGATACATGCTGAATGTATTTGCTAGTACAATGTGCATTGTACGCACAAGATCTGGTTTGCCCAATTGTTCTTCCAGAAGTTCCTCATTTAGAACAGTTTCTGTTGTATCTTGGACTTCTTCTTGAATCACATTTTCATTTTCGGACATAGTTGACATTCCTCTAGAGGTATGATATATTTATAATCATGAATATCTTTTATCTTTCTCACGATCATGCTCAGTGTGCCCAATGGCATGTGGACAAACATGTAGTCAAGATGATTCTGGAAAGCTGTCAGTTGCTTTCTACGGCTCGTCGTTTGATTGACGGTGTTCCAACAATTGAAAAACGATATGTTGCAGGATCATTGCATCCGGCACGTTTTCGTAATATCAAGCGATGGGTGCTGGAAGATCATCCAGAAGCTGACAAGATCATCTATCAGGCTACGCATGTAAATCATCCGTCGGCTGTGTGGGTTCGTCAGTCATTGGAGAACTATGTTTGGTTGTCGGATCTAACATTTGCCCTTATCAATGAATACAAGTATCGATATGGTAAGGATCACAAGTGCGAAATTGTTGCTCGTCATCTTGCGACTCCTCCCATGAAGGATTTTCCTCATAAGGGATTCACGGAGCCGACACCTGCAATGCCAGATGAGTACAAGGTTACTGGCGACAGCATTGCGTCATATCACAATTATTACCGTGGTGCTAAGGCTCGTATGGCATCATGGAAGAATCGTGATGTACCGTCTTGGTTTACTAAATAAGAGTATGTTCAACCTCAAACCAGGATTATATTATGCCAACGTATGATTTTATCAATGAAGAAACTGGTGAAACATTTGAGATGCAGATGTCTATTGCAGACATGGAAAAGTATCTCAAAAAGAACAAACATATCAAGCAGGCTGTCACCAGAATGACTTTAGGTGATTCGGTTCGTCTAGGAATCACCAAGCCGCCAGCAGATTTTCAAAAAGGAGTTATTGGTCGCATGAAGGAAAAAGTTCATGGCAATAATCTGAAGACTTCGAAATTCAACATTCCAAGAGAGTGGTGAGTGATTAGTCCCATTTCTCCCGTGTATAAAACAGTATTCAACACGCAAAGAGGATCTCGCGAAAACGCAAGGTCCTCTTTGTCATTTCAGAGAGGCGTACATGTCAAAGAAAAAGAAGAAGTTAAATCAACAACAGCAACAAAATCATTTCTCTCTACGAACAATATCACCACTAACACTAAATCAATCATCAACATTCAAGGCCTTTGAGCAAGGCAAACATCTTCTTCTACACGGCGTTGCCGGAACAGGTAAAACATACATCTCTCTATATCTGGCACTAAATGAAGTTCTAAACAAATCCAGATACAAACACATTGTCGTCATACGCAGCGTAGTTCCTTCTCGCGATATGGGATTTCTGCCAGGCTCCGCAAAGGAAAAAGCAAAAGTGTATGAAGAGCCATACAAGATGATTTGCGATGATTTATTTGGTCGTGGCGATGGCTATGATATACTCAAGATGAAGCGCATGTTGGATTTTACCACGACTTCATTCTTGCGCGGAGTTACATTCAATGATGCAATCATCATTGTCGATGAATGTCAAAACATGATTCAACAAGAGTTGGATACTGTCATGACTCGTGTTGGTAACAATTGTCGTATCGTGTTCTGCGGAGATTTTCGTCAGACTGATTTGGCAAAGCATGAAGAACGCAGAGGACTCTTGACATTCATGAATATTCTTGATAAAATGTCTTGCTTTGAAAAAATTGAGTTTGGTAAGGAAGATATCGTGCGTAGTGCATTGGTAAAATCCTACATCATCTCTAAACTGGAGTTAGGATACGTTTGATATGTTGATTTATGCTGCACCTGCGATCATTTGGATGATCATGCGTCTAATGAGAAAGATCATACTCACTTGGCCCAATGCATTCAATGCATGGATGTGTGTGATCACCACAATCGTCATGGGCGGGATCATTTTTAATTTTCTGGTAAAGCTTATAAGTTAATGAAAAAGTTTCATCATTCATTTGTGAATCTTCCAAATCTTGAGGAAGAGTATATTGACGGAAGGAGGCATTATAGAACTCCAGAGGGAAATGTGTATCCTTCCGTCACTACTATTTTGTCACGATTGCCAAACGAGAGTTTGAAAGAATGGCAAAATAGAGTTGGAGAAGAAGAAGCCAAGCGAGTATCTGGCGTATCAGCTCGACGCGGAAAAAATCTTCATCAAGTCTGTGAGCGATATTTGCTCAATGAAGAAAAGCCTACGCGCGGTCATATGCCAGATGTTTCATTTATGTTTCTTGAGTTAAGAAAACATATTGATCGAATTGATGAAGTATACGCCGTTGAAGCGCCTTTATATTCTGATCAATATAAGTTTGCAGGAAGATGTGATGCAATAGGTACATTTGATGGATATCCGGCGATCATTGATTTCAAGACGACCAAGTCGGAAGCTGATTCCAGCATGGATAAGGTCAAGAAATATTTCATGCAGTTGTCGGCATATTCTTTGGCATATGAAGAAAGAACTGGCGTAAAAATTGATTTGGGGGTATTGTTATTTGCATCGGCAGAAACTGAATCTAGCTGCATTCCTGCAAATTTGACTAAGTACAAGACTCAATTCATTTCTTTGTTGACAAGCACTAAATAATGTAATATAATACGATATTACTGTTGATAACAACGTAATAAACTGTCTGGACGCGGCTTCAATGCCGCCACCTCCACCAGTCAACACACTAGGGCCGTAACCCAAGCAGCTGCTTGAGAAACCCCAAAAGTGAGGGATTAAGTGTGTTGGCTAATGGGGGTGAAAGGGATTCGACAGAAGTGTAAAGGTTGCGGAGGTAATCGGTAAGGAACGACCGACAATTAGTCCAAAACAATAGATGCAAACGATAATTACGCATCTGAGATGGCACTAGCTGCCTGAACGGGGTTCGGTGGGGACCTGGCAACAGAATCCCACCACTTTCATCAATCGTAGGAGGTATCGATGAGTGAAGTATCTTGTTATGTTATGAAACCCCTTTCTTATGCAACCGATAACGAATGCACGTTCAAGAATTTGCGTTCGGTTGATTTGAAACGAGCAAAGAAGCATCGTGGAGTATATAAGCTTTCGTATGGACAATACGGAAGTTCCAACCATGTTTCTTATGTGGCAACACGAGATTTCGACTGATGTATAAAACTCTGATGGTAGGAATATTCCTACTCATCGGGTTCTTTGGTGCAAGACTGTATCCATATGATACAACAACAAATGCTGTAGCGCAAATTCCTGGATATGAAAGGATTTACGAATACGAGCATTTGTTGCTATCATTTGTTCCAGATGAACCATTGCCCGATGAGCAGGAGACAAAAGTAGTCAACGTCGATCCTAAAGAGAGGGAGTGTTTAGCCAAAGCCATATATTGGGAGGCTCGCAACCAATCTCTTGATGGAAAAGTCGCTGTAGGATACGTTGTAATCAATCGTGTCAATGCTGGTCTGTGGAAAGACTCCATCTGTGGCGTTGTCTATCAGGGTTGTCAATTCTCTTGGGTCTGTGAAGGTAAGGGTAAAAGAAACCTCTACAAGCTAACGAACGAGAACGAAAAAATTGCATGGGCTGAGGCGATTGCTCTTGCAAATGAACTTCTCATAGAGTATAATGACATTGAAGATATAACGAAGGGTGCAGTCTTCTTTCATGCTCATTATGTGAGACCTGATTGGTCAAAGTGGAAGAAAGTTGAACGCACCGTTCGTATTGATGATCATATATTCTATCGTTTGAGGTCCATGTAATGCCAACAAAAGATGAAATGCTATCCTTTGCCAAGACTATTGAGCAGATAGTCAAGGAAAAGGATCTAAACTATATTGATGCTGTGACGCATTTTTGCGAGATCAATTCTTTGGAGATTGAGTCAGTTACAAATCTGATCAATCAATCATTGAAGGCCAAGATTGCATATGATGCGTCACAGCTCAATCTTTTACCCAAAAGCAATACATTGCCAGTATGAAAATTGTTGCTCTAGAAGCATACAAGCTATTTCATTCGATCAAGCTTCACTTTACTCGTCAGTCATTTGACTTTTTCAAGAGTAGAGTAAAGATTTCGGAGAAAGCTTTTCTTTCTCGTCGCGATAGATTTGCATTTTATCGATTGGCGAAAGAGTATGATCGTGATCAATTTATCTCCCTGACTCTGGCGAACATTCTCAAGAATGATTCGTTGTGGTCAATGAATTTGCTTGAGCCAGAAGCTGCAGATAATCTAGTCGAATATCAAAAGAGACTGGAGTCGCTCACATATAATTTCAAGCAGGACTTGAAAAAGCTTTTGGATTGGTCGCACGAACACGGTGTTTTTTTGGATCGTGCTTTTGTCCCTGGCGATTCTTATCCTCCGTTACTGACAATGGTCATGAGAAATGAAATTTCCATGGAGACATTTGTCATTCTAAATGGTGTCATCGATTTTCTCCCCATGTGGAAAAGAAAAATAAATGATGAGATCATTTGGCCAAAGTTTGCAATCAAGTGCGAGAAATATGCTCCATTTGTTTTGCAGCGAGTTGATTTGAAGAACATGAAAAAGATTCTGAAAAGTGAGTTTTTTCCTTGACTTCGAATCAACGCATGATATATAATAGTGAATATTATGCATCATGTGAACAAGATGTAATACGAAACATACAACGCATACGAAAGGAAATACAATGTCTTTTGCATCACTAAAAAAGGCCAGCGGTTCTATTGACAAGCTGGCGCGCGAGCTAGAAAAGCTTAATACACCTGCAACCAATTCATCGGAAGATACTCGTTTCTGGAAGCCAGAACTTGACAAGGCTGGTAACGGCTTTGCTACGATTCGTTTCCTTGCAGCACCTGCTGCTGATGGTGACGATGCTCTTCCTTGGGTTCGCGTCTTTGATCATGGCTTTCAAGGACCTGGCGGTTGGTACATTGAGAACTCTCTGACGACTATCGGTCAGAAGGATCCTGTCTCAGAGTACAATTCGATTCTATGGAATTCTGGAATCGAAGCTAACAAGGAGATTGCTCGTAAGCAGAAGCGTCGCTTGAAGTATATCTCCAACATTCTTGTCGTTAGCGATCCAAAGAATCCTGACAACGAGGGTAAGATCTTTTTGTTCAAGTATGGCAAAAAGATCTTTGACAAGATCACCGAAGCAATGAATCCACAGTTTGAAGACGAGAAGGCTGTCAATCCATTTGATTTCTGGGCTGGCGCAAACTTCAAGCTTAAGATTCGCAAGTTTGAAGGTTATCCGAACTATGACAAGTCTGAGTTCGACAAGCCTTCTGCGCTTTATGATGGTGATGATACAAAGCTGGAGAAGCTTTGGAAGTCCGAGTATTCACTCAAGGATTTCCTTGATCCAAAGCACTTCAAGAGCTATGATGAGCTGAAGACCAAGCTAAATCGTGTTCTTGGTCTTGACGGAGCACCAGCTGCCTCAAAGAGCAAGGCATCGGATGAGAAGCCGGCATCAAAGGAGACACCTCCTTGGACTGACGACGAAGACGATGACATGAAGTTGTTTGAGAAGTTGGCTCGCGAGGACTAAGTACTGAGCGAGTAGCGAAAGAGGGGAGTGAAAGCTCCCCTCTTTTTTATGACATGGATTGTATTCCCATCATATTTTGAACACGCATCAATGTGTTGTCTTCATTTCTCACACTTGCTACCGGAGCATTGGCGGCAGAAGATTGAGGTGGAGATGGAATTTGATTTCCACCACCTCCATTGTTGATGTTATTGATTACTGGCGCCTGAGATTGATTCATTTGATCTCTTTTCGTCTGTCTTTCCTCAGACATGTTTGATAAAACCTCACCTGTTTGTCTTTGTGGTTGCTGCTGCATTTCAGCTGCAATTGGTGCAGGTTTCATTTGTTCCGGAATTGCCATTCCTGTTGCTGGCATGGTTTGAAGATTGAGATCCCTCGTTAGCGATCCTTGTTGCTGCATCATATATGGTTGATTTACTGGATTTTCATTAGTTGGCTCTTTTTCGGCCGACGGCTGTCCTTGAGGATTCAAAGTCACTTTTCCGTAGTTTTGTTCGCCAGGAGTAAAGAAAGTTGATTGTAGTTGTGGTTTTACCTCTTGAGGTTGAACTTGAGCAACTTCTTTTGGCAATTCATTTGTCAATGGTCGATTGGGCGTTTCTTCTTTTTGTGGTAGTTGTTGCGCCATTTGGGTTGGTTGTGGCTTTGGAATATTTTTTCCGTATTTCTCACTAATTGAATTTATATCCTTTAAATATTTTCCAGGATCTGCTGTAAAATATCCAGATTTGCCTAAAGCATCAGTTGCAGCTTTGAAATCTTTTGATTGTAAAACATCCTTGTATCTTGAATCTTTTTCAATAAGATTGAGCCAGTCTTTTCCGGCATCTTCTACTTTTTCATATTTTCTAAATTTTTCACGTTTACTGATCTCTTTTCCTTCAACGACTTCTTTAGTTGCTGAGGTTGATGAGGGTTTGTTTTCTCTTGTTTCCTTTATACCAAAAGGATTGTTTGAATCTTTTGGCATTTTTTTTCCATGCCCGCTTTCAAGCGATGCTTGAGATGCACCCAGTCGCGCAAGAACATCTGCATTTTGCAGTCCCTTATCAAGAGCTGTTTGATAAATGGAATCGTACATTTTTTTGTGAAAGTCTTCGCGTGGATTTGATTTTTTTTGTTCTTGTACGTTGTTTTCTGGTTTTTGTTGCTGCAATGATGTTGACTGTAAAACTGGAGATGATTGTGGAGTCATTGAAGATTGTGGTGATTCAACATTTGAATTTTCATCTTCATTATTTTTAAAGAAATCAACCATTTTTTCCAAATTTATTTGTGGTTGATTGTTGCTATCTTTTTCTTCCAAGTTTTCAGTAAGTGCTGTTAGCATGTTAGTCATGTTTTGTATTGTCTTGTTTGTTCCTGCAAGACCTAAATTTTCTTCTTGTTTATTTCTAAATGTTGGATTATTTCTCACATCTTCGAAAGAGTTTCGACTTTTTTCTTGATCCCTTCTTTCAACAGATGGATCTCCAAATATCTTTGAATAGGTATTTGTTACGTTTTCTGTAACAGTATCGGCTAAATCTTTTATTGGACTATTTCTATTGATTTGTTCGTTTTCCATTTTTATCTTTGCCTTGATCTAGTAGTTTTACTTTCTTTGTGCTGCCATATCTTTTAGTCTTTGATTTTCTTTTTCGATGTGCTGGGCTAGCAATATTACATAGACATCTCTTTCCCAGGGTATCATATTTTCTAGTTCACTTAGACTATAATGATAATTGTGCATCATCGTAAAGTTAGTTTGAAAATAATTTGTCAAACTTTCATGACCAAGGCTTATGCGAAAAAACTTGTCAGGCCCTCCAAAGGTATTACATGATTAAATCCGCACTTGTTGCATGTATGTTCAATGTTTGATTTTATACTTGGCATTGTTTTGAAAAAATTGTCGATTTTGTCAAAACTTGATTTTGGAATATTTTCAATGTATTCTAAAACATCTTTTTTTTCCATTTCTTTGATATAGTATATACCATCTTTATCGAAGAAATAGTCGATACTATTGATAATCATATCCAAAGCAGTTTCTATTGAAGTTTTTTTGTTTTTGCTTGCAAGCGTTTCAACAGCATTGAATGAAGGATATTTCATCATGACACCAACATCTTTTGTAAAGAATATTGTCTTGTTATGATTTGGTTTCTTTTCAATGACGGTTGAATTTAAAATATCGTGTTCAAATTGCATTAGATTATTGCATTCTTTGTCTTCTACTGTATTTTTACAACGAAATGACATATTTACTTTTTCATTTATTGATCTTGCTCTTAAATGAATGAAGAAATATTCTATGTCAAATGAAGACATTTCATTTATATCAAAGTTGGTTTCGACTATACAATTTTTGACAATTTGTCTTACGGCGTCAACGATTGATTTTTCGTTTGATTCCGTTTTTTGTTCTTCAAGTGCCATCAATAGAATTTTTTGTTCTTTTACTAGAAATGGTCTAAACTTTAGTTTTTTGCCTGTTGAAGGTAATTCAAACTCATATATTGGCAAATCAATTTTAGGTAAATTCATGATTTAGATTTATCCTTTCTTTATCTTTGTCGACCAGGATTTGTTTCTCGTGCTGTTCTAGGAGGTTGCGTTGAAGAAACATATTTTGTATTTTCATAAGGGCTATACTCATTTGAATAATAAAAATAGTCATAACTAAACGATACGGCAACGCGAGTTATTTCTTCACTTGTCCAACTCATTGTCACAGGACTAACAGATACTGGATACGCATTTACAATGTAAATTGAATAGCTACGACCCTGATTTACATCGAAGCACTCTATTATAATTTCTTTTGCGTACTCAGTCTTGTATTTGAAATTGTGATACGCGATTTCTGGTTTTTGTGAGGCTGATACTGGATAAGTATTAATCCAATTCATCCAATCTTCAAAAACTCTTTTTTCTACCATTCCTGTTAAAGGTTGTTTACTAATATTTCCTGTGCAAAAAAACATACAAGTTATTTCACTAAAAAATGACTGTACTGGATATTTAACTACAGGACCATAGGTTCTATGTTCAAATGTGTTGAGACTTCTACCTGGTATTTCTACGGATTCACATTTATACTCAAGTTGTGAATCGGAAGATAATGATCCAGGAATTCCTTGTGGAAATCTTACTTGAAATCTACTTTGTCTTTGAAAATCAGAGTACTTGTTTATAGCTGATAGAAATTTATTGATATCTGCCATCTTTATTTCCTTTTAGATTGGCGAAGCATTTTTATTTTTTTCAGGATATATGAAACTTTCAACAGGCAATGACGCCGCAATATCCCATTCACTTGCATCTATTTTTATGAATCTTGAACGTATGTTTGATGTCAAATATCTTTTCACTGCTGGTTTAGCATCAATTGGAAGATTTTTTAAGACGGCATATGTGAATGTAAATCTTGTCTTTTCGTCATATTTGTTGTCATTTGTAAACACACTCAATTGATTTAGAAGACCCAATCTTGTTCCTACCGAAAGATAATGTAAATTAACTCCAATAAATCCATCTCCAAATCTATCAAATGGAATGACTAGAGGAAACATGTCGTATCTTGGTAATATGTCTTTCGTTTTTGGATTATACACAAAGAAATACATTGCGCCAAGATGAAATGACGTTTCTTTGCGTTTTGTGTCGCGCAAAAGATCTCTGCGGCTAGAACTTTTTAGTTCATCCGCTTTTTTTTGAATCCATTCTCTAGCTTTTTGTGTGCTAGCGGATAAATTCGCTCGTTCTATTCTTCTTTGTCTTTTGTCTATAATTGGCATAATGATATTTATTTGATTCCAAGATCATTTTCTGTGAGAACCTTGAATTGCCAATTTCGGTCGAGACAGTATTCCTGAGCTGCTTTCCACTTGGCATCATTGACTCCCCAAGTGACTATTTCGGTTATGTATTTTTGCGTTACTCTTGATCTTTTCTTAGGCGGCACTGACTCTTTTTGTGGCTTTATTTCCCATATCATCTCTCGTATCTTGTTGTCTTTATCGCGAACTTTGACATAGAAATCGGGAAAGTAACGATGCACTTTGCGATCAACGGGAGAGAGATAAGGTATCACTATTTCTTCAGAAGACCATTGTATGACTGACGGGTTTTCATCAAGAAAAACCATGACACGACGCTCCCAAAGACTACGATATATGATTCGTGTGGGATCTCCGCGATATTTTTGACTATTTGTTGGTATGAAGCGGCCTTTGTATGACATGATAAATATAGTAAAAGTTACGGAAATATTTAGATGGCAGCAGATTATAGACAAGCTACAAGAAAAGATGATTTTGGCGGTAGAATGGGGGCTGGACCCTTAGCTACGCTTGCAAACAATCCCTATCAATTTTCTTCTTTGAATTATCCTATTGACATTGAAAATCTATCACATGCTATGCTATTTAATATCAATGTTCACGATAATTCAAATGATTTGTCAAAACGAGAAACACCCGCCGAAAATGCTACAGGACCAAATGCAGGATTTCAGTCAAGAAGAGATCGAAATCTTCAAAATACTCCTAGTTTAACAAGAAAATTTACAAGAATAAAAAGAGCCATTTCATTGTATATGCCTGATACGATAGTTGTTGATAATAGACAAAACTTTGAAACTCCAAGCTTGTTGGAAAAACTTGGTATTATTGGTACTAGTTTAGTTGCAGGAACACAAGCATTAACTGGATCTCTTGGAGAAGCAGGTAATTTAGCGATAGGATTAACAGGCGGAGCAGCCGCCGCAGCCGCTGCCGTGGGAGCCGCGACAGGTGCGGTAGCCCGCCAGCGCGGCATGGATCCAAGTTTAGCTGCAAGAATAGGTTCTGGAACAATGGGTCTTAGTAAATTTGATAGAGGTGTATTGACACCAGCATTAAGAACAGCTACTAGTTTATTTGGTTATGCTCTCAATCCTGTTGTTGAAGTTTTATATGTTAGTCCTCTTCTTAGAGCGTTTAATTTTGATTTTATTTTTTCTCCAAAAAGTGCAAAAGAAGCTGATGATGTTTGGAAAATAATTTATGAATTTAGAAGACATTCAGCTCCTGAATTTCTTAATAATAGCCAAAGTGGAGTAGGATCGCTAGTAAACTACATTATGATTCCACCATCCCAGTTTGAGATAACATTTTTGAGAAAAGGACAATCAAATCCAAATCCAAATCCTGACGTAAATTCAAATGAAAGAATCAATGGTAGTGCTGGTACTGGCGGAGGATTTGTCGAAAACACTAATCTTCCTAGACTTTCTACATGTGTTTTAAGTGATGTCATGGTCGACTATACACCAACAGGCGGATTTGTAACATTTGATGATGGAATGCCAGTTCAAATAAGAATGAGACTATCTTTCATAGAAACCAATATCATAACAAGAGAAATGGTTGATGAGGGCTACTAATGGCATATTTTACTGATTTTCCCATAGCTTTATACGATCTAACAAATTCATCAAACAAGAGTCTCAAACTTGTATCGAATTTATTTGTTCGCACTAGATTTTTACCTAGTATTGAAAATGAATCTACAGTATTTTACAAGTATCAAATTTCTGATGGTGATACTCCAGAAATACTAGCTTCAAAATACTACGGCAATTCAAATCGTCATTGGATCATTCTTCTTGCAAATAACATAACTGATCCGACATACGACTGGCCATTGACATATACAAATTTTTCATCTTATGTTGAAAACAAATATGGTTCAATTGCAACTGCAAAAACAACATATCATCACTACGAAAAAGTGGTGACAAAAACGGATTCTGTCACAGGAACCATAACAGTAAACAAGTATGAACTTGACTACAACACATATGCAAATTTGGCATCAAGTAGTACGGAAACAATCAATTTGAAAGATGGTAATACCGTTCAAATAGTTACGACCAAGAATGCTGTATCATATTACGACTATGAAGAAGAACAAAATGAAGCAAAAAGAGAAATAAAGATAATAAACGCTGCATATGCTCTTCAAATAGAACAAGAACTATTTTCTATATTGACAAATGTCTGATTTTTTATATACTAACGAAAAAAATTACGTAATAAAAGAGTTATTCATAGTTAATACCAATGGTTCTGGTATTAATATAAGAGCATTACTTTTAGAATTGGATATTTTTGAAGATATTTACAATTCAACAATTTCAGGATATGCACTTTTAAATGATTCAAATGATTTGATTGCAACCTTACCTCTATCTGGATTTGAATTTCTACGAGTAGTCATTGAAAAACCCGGATCCGAAAGAAAAGTTCTTTTTGAAAAAAGTTTTCGTATCTATAAAATGACTCCAGGAACTGTAAAACAAGCAACCACATCAAATCAAACATATTTGTTGAATTTTTGCTCTGAAGAAAACGTAGTTTCTGCATCTCGTCGTATTTCAAAATCTTATCGTGGAAAAACGATGTCGAGTATTGTTACTGACATATTGACAAAACAGTTAAAAGTAACTCCGGAAAAACTAAGAGCAACAAATATAGAAAACACATCTGGAGTTCATGACGTAATAATTCCATTTTTGAATCCATTAACCGCTATATCATGGCTTGCTTCAAGAACTGTTTCATCTTCGGCAAAAAGTCGTGGTGCGACATTCATGTTTTATGAAAATACTCAAGGTTATAACTTCAAGTCTCTAGAAACTTTGTTTCAAGGAAACACTAAAGCAAAATATAGTTTCGGACCCAAAAACGCACCTCCCGAAAAAACTGATACATCTGTATCTGAGATTAGAGATGTTGTGAAATATGAATTCATGAAAATGTTCGACGTTTTGTCAGGAATAACCTCGGGTATGTTTTCAAGCACAATTAAGACAATTGACTTGGTCAAATTAGAAGCTACAGACTATGCCATGAGGTATGATGAATTATTCAATATTACTTCACATATAGAGAAACAAGGAAGCGCATTTTCTTTTCAAAACGAATATGAAGATAGATTCAAGAAAAAAGTATATGAAAATTCATATTCATTGATGAGAATGTATCCAACAAATAGATCACATGATACTGATAGCGTGATTTCAAGTAAACAACCATCAATAAAACAAAATCTGGTTGAAAAATGGCTATTGCAACGCATAACACAAATAAATCAGCTGGATTACTTCAAGTTAAAATTAGTTATTCCGGGCGATACATATATCACGGTTGGCGACATCATAGAATTTCAAATTCCTCTTGTCGGGGCTAAAAATCCAGGCGCATCAAATGAGAATCCTTTCTACAGCGGAAGATATTTGCTAACCGCGATTCGACACAAAATAAATTTGGATAACTATGAAATGATTGTTGAAGCAACACGAGATTGTCTATCAAAGCCATATCCACAAGCGGAAAATAGTTTAGCACTAATCAATGAGATAAAGAAATCATGATAAATCGCAATAATTTTATGGGACTAGATGGATTTGTCTGGTGGTTTGGTGTCATTGAAAATCGCAAGGATCCTTTATTGATAGGTCGTTGTCAAGTCAGAATTTATGGATGGCACACCGAAAACAAGAATTTGATACCAACATCCGATCTTCCCTGGGCACATCCTGTAATGCCTTTGAATACGAATACAGGAACAGGAATCGCTGCAAAGGAAGGGGATATGGTATTTGGTTTCTTCCTTGATTCGGATGATGCACAGTTTCCTGTTATGCTAGGAATTGTTCCGGGCATTCCTGAATCTGTGCCAAGAATAGATAAAGGATTTTCTGATCAAAGAACACCAACTCAGTTGAGCGATTCTCCAAGAAAGCCGAAATCGAAAGATTATACTCAAGATGGAGAAGGTGTATTCATAGTTGAAGGTCAAGCAACACGGTATCCGGAAACTGTGAATGAATCGACTGTAAGTAAATTGGCAAGAAATGAAAATATTACTGATACAATTGTAGAAGAGAGAAAAAATAATCGTATACAGAATGTAGAAACATCTACTAAAGGTTCAACATGGTCTGAGCCCGAAACACAATATAACGCAAAATATCCATACAATCATGTATATGAATCAGAATCCGGTCATGTTCTAGAAGTCGATGATACTCCAGGTGCGGAAAGAATTCAAACTACTCATCGTTCGGGAACTTTTGAAGAAATATATCCAGATGGAACAAAAGTTACAAAAGTAGTAAAAGACAAGTACGAAATAGTAATGTCAGATAATAATGTATTGATCATGGGAGATTGCAATATTACGATCAATGGTCAAGGTAAAATATTTGTCAAGGGTAGTGCAGATGTAAAAGTTGATGGCGATATGACAACACAAGTTGCAGGAACGTATAGTGTTACATCATCGAGCTACATGAGTTTTAGAGCACCAAGAATAGATCTAAACTAAGATGGAATGAAAAATGCCTGCAATTTCTAGATTGGGTGATATATGTACGGGTCATGGGTGTTGGCCCCAAAGGCCGAATGATACGGCAAGTGGTGACGTTTATGTTGAGGGTCTAGGTGTTCATAGACAGGGTGATCATTGGGTTTCACATTGTTGTCCAAATCAAGGATGTCACGATGGAATTTTGGCATCAGGATCGGGAACCGTATACATTAATGGATTTCAATGTAGTAGAGTTGGCGATCCTATAGATTGCGGTTCTACAATTTTAACTGGTGCCGGAACTTGCTTTGCAGGATAATATGATAGGAGAAAAAATAATATGACAATAGGTTTTCCAATTCCAAGCATTGTGCCTATTCCAGAGGTAGCAACAGCGATTGGTAATTTGCCAATAAACCCAACTGTTAGAAATATTTTTGAAGAAATAGCTACTAGCGGTCAAGCATCACTTTTTAGAAATCCGGTCATACAAAATATCAATCAAGTATCTAGCGGGATAAACGGCATAGTTAGTGCAATATCAAATTCTACATGTTTAAATTATACATCCGAAGCTAAAACAAATCTGACAACCGCATTAACTGGAACTGGCGGATTGTCCGAGCAAGTTACCGCCTTTACAACACATGTCAATACATTATCAGGAGTAATAGCAGGTAGTGCTGGAAATGCAACACCAGGACTTGAAAGAATATTGTCTGTCGGACGATCAATAAAAGATTTAGTTAATACTGTCGATCAAGCTTCGGGTTGTTTGGGCGTTCTAGGTAATATGACAGGACTATTTTCCGGAGAGCAACTTAATGGTTATGCTAGTCAGTTAGCATCGTTTATTGAGCAAATCAATGGTTGCTTGGCCGACTTGACTGAAATATTGGATCAAGTCAATTCTATCAAAGCGGCACTTGCCGCAATAATAGCTGCCGATCAAAACTTTTTTAATCAGGCACTAGAAACATTAAGACAAGCTGCGCTATCTTCACTTTTAGACTATATGTATAACGATCCGTGTGGCAGATTTATATTGGAAAATCAAATAGGGCAAACTAGTTTGCTATCTAAATTATCACGATAAATATAATCATGGTAGCTTTATCCACAAGAACATTTAGAGATTTAGACTTAAATTTCACGCGACATCCTGCAACAAATGATGTCGCGACACGCATTGGTGATCAAGCAATAATTAGATCATTGCGAAATCTTGTCAATATGGCCAACTATGATAAACCATTTCATCCTGAAGTTGGTGGTGTAATTCGTCAATTATTGTTTGAAAATGTTAATGCTATGACGGCTCAAAATATTAAAACTGCCGTCAAAGATGTAATAAACAACTTTGATCCTCGAGTTTCTCTTATCGATGTGGTTGTACAAGCCCAAGAAGATATGAATAGATATGATGTTTCTATATCATTTTACATAGTCAATCAAGCAACTCCAACAACAATAAACGTATTTTTGGAAAGAGTAAGATAATATGGCAGCATCTAATACTGTTTTTAGAATTGCGGAACTCGACTTTGATACGATCAAAGGCAATCTAAGAGATTATCTGCGTAGTCAAAATCAATTTACAGATTATGACTTTGAAGGTTCTGGATTAAATATTCTTCTTGATGTTCTGGCATACAACACTCACTATATGGCATATTATCTAAACATGGTAGGAAACGAAATGTTTCTTGATAGTGCGCTATTAAGAAATTCTGTCGTGTCGCACGCCAAGCATTTGAATTATGTTCCAACTTCTATGGTAGGCTCGCGCGCAGAAGTAAATATCGTTGTTGAAGATACTACTCCGACCAGCGGCTATTCAACGATAACTCTACCTGCATACTCACAATTTGAATCAGAACAGATAGATGGAACCAACTATACGTTTGTAAATTTGGAAGCTTATTCCGCATCCAAGAATGTTACGTCAAACACATACACCTTTAGCAATGTACGGATAACACAGGGTGAAAATATCTCATACAACGTTGGTGTAGATGTAACAAACACCAGAAGACGCTTTCTAATTCCGGAAGCAAACATTGATACATCAACATTGCTTGTAACTGTACAGAATTCAGATACAGATAGTACAAAATCAACTTATCTATTGGCCGATGATGTAACAACTCTAGATTCAAATTCAAAAGTATATTTCTTGGAAGAATCAGATGCTAATAGATATACTCTTTATTTTGGTGATGGTTATATCGGCAAAAATTTGGATGACGGAAATATTGTTCAGCTAAGGTATTTGTCAACAAGCGGGGATGTATCAAACAAGGCAAATTCATTCACTCTTACGACATCGATTTTGAATTTCTCAAACGTTGTGGTCAATTCAATTTCTGCAGCTGCTGGCGGAGCACAAAGAGATACTATTGATAGAATAAAGTTTTTGGCTCCTAAATTCTATACCGCGCAAAACAGAGCAGTCACAAAAGATGACTATGGAACATTGCTTCTTAAAGATTATCCAAACATAGAAACAATTTCTGTGTGGGGTGGAGAAGAAAATGATCCTGTAGTTTATGGAAAAATATTCATTTCAATGAAGCCAAAGTCTGGTTATGTGATTACAAATATTGAAAAAGATAGAATTATTAACGAATTAGTTGCAAATAGAAATGTATTGACAGTTACTGCAGAAATTGTTGATCCAGAATATCTTTATCTAAAATTAGAAATAAAAGTAAACTATGATTCAAATCAGACAACAAATGATGAAAATCAATTAAAAAATATTGTGACAAATACGATAACGACTTATAATGATACTGATTTAGAAAAATTTAATTCTACATATCGTTCGTCAAAATTACAAAACTTGATAACTCTTTCAGAAAATTCATTTTTAGGAACTGACGTTTCAACTATTGTTCAAAAAAGATTCCAGCCATCCACTACTCAACAAAAAAACTATGAAATAAATTTCAACGTTCCTTTGAGTCGCGGACTTTATAGTGAAAAACTTTATTCTTATCCAACCTTTAAGATTTATGATGGATTTGGTGTCGAAAGAGATGCTCTTATAGAAGAGACACCCCTATCTTTTACAGGCGTCGACAGTGTTTCAGTAACAAATTCTGGATCTGGATATTCAGACAGTCCCACAGTCACAATAACTGGCGATGGTGCGGGGGCTACAGGAAAAGCAGTCGTTGTAAACGGTAAAATAATTTCAGTAGAAATTATTAATAAAGGATCCGATTATTCTGGAGCAACAATCGCGATTACTGATTCTACAGGTTCTGGGGCCGTAGCAATACCTATTCTTTCAGAGGAAGTAGGAACTCTTAGAGCCTACTACATTGCTTCAACAACTGGAGAAAAAGTGATATTGAATAGTAATTTTGGCGATATAAATTACAGAACAGGTAGAATAAACATATACAATTTTAAACCAATTTCAATTGCAACTAATCCTAATTATGATTTGGGCATTTTAACTTTAAATGCCTATCCTCTTCAAAAAACATTGCAACCGTTGAGAAATAGACTACTTTCAATTGATTCTGAAGATTCAACAGCAATCCAGATTGTCATGGAGAATGAAATCGAATGACAACAAACAACAAGATTTCTACTGTTGTAAGTAGTCAATTACCCGAATTTGTTCGTTCAGATCATCCCACTTTCATAGCATTTGTGAAAGCATATTATGAATATCTTGAACAGTCAAATACTGTTTTATCGTATGGAAAAACAGTTGAAAGAGCAAAAAATCTTACAAAATATTTTGATACAGATAAAATTACAGATACTGGATTAACTGAATTTAATGATCATTTATACAATGAATTTTTAACTCTAATACCAAAAGAAGTATCTTCTGATAAATCAAAATTACTAAAAAATATAAAAGATTTTTATAGAGCTAAAGGTACTGAAAAATCATATAATTTTTTCTTTAGATTATTATTCAACGAAGATCCAGAATTATATTATCCAAAAAATGATATTCTAATAGCATCTTCTGGAAAATGGCTTGTTGAGCAATCCATTCGTTTGTCTAATATTGAAATAAATGAAATTGTAGACGATTCTATTATTAATTTAAAAAAGTTTGAAAGCACGAAAGTAGTTGGAAACACATCACAAGCATCAGCTTTTGTTGAAAGAATTTTTGTTTCATATGAAAGCGGAACGAAAATAAATGAATTTTTCATTTCTAATAAAAATGGCGATTTTATTTCAGGAGAACAAGTTTTCATAAAAAATGCTAATAATGAAACGCTATCGGCAGATATTCTAAGTGGATTTATTTCAAGTGTAGCACTAACAAATGGTGGTTCAGGCTATACAATAGGAACTTCAATACCAGTTGTGGGTGGTGGTGGTTCTGGTGGTTCCGTAATTATATCTGATGTTTCTTCAGGAAATATTTCAAATGTTTCGGTTATATCTGGTGGTGCAGGATTTAGAGTCTCAGATTTTATTTTGTTTTCGGGCGGCGGTGGCGCAGGAGCAAATGCAAATGTAATTCAAGTTCTTACTGATAATAGTGTTCATCCAAATACTTACAATATAAATTCTGATGTTATAAACACTTATAATTTGACTACAATTGGTGCTTATAGCAATTCTTCTGGTGGAAATGCAAATACTGCTCTAGTTAATACGTTGACTTTTTTTGCTTATTCAAATACCGGTCCTGTAGTGGCTATTAGAGTTTCTAGTGGAGGAAATAATTATACGTCATTACCGACAGCATCCATAGAAGCAAATACAAGAATAAAAAATCTAGGTATTATTGGTAGATTAAAGATCAATGACGGCGGAACCGGCTATTCGAATGGGGCAACATTAATATTTACGAATATTCCTGGTGGGTTTGGATATGGTGCAAATGGAAATGTAGTAACAAATGCTACAGGAACAATTATCGGTACAAATTTGACTCTTTTAGGTCCTGGTCATTTGATAGGTGGTGCTGGATATAGCATGACACATCTTCCAAATGTATCAATTAGCGGATCTGGCTCGGGTGCTAATATAGTTGTTTCTGCACTTCTTGGATTTGGCGATGAACTTACTTCTAATACAGGATCTATCGGAGTAATTGAAGAATTAACAATTACAAATAGAGGGGTGGGTTATGTTACTCCGCCAACTCTTGATTTTACAAATAGCGGTGATGGTCTTGCAACAGCAAATGTTACACTAACGGTAGGAACATATACTTATCCGGGAAGATTTAAAGACGATACGGGATTGTTGAGTAGTTCAAACTATCTTGAAAATAGAGATTATTATCAGAATTTTAGTTATGTTATAAAAGTAAAAAGAGCGTTGAATGAATATAAGCAATATGCGTTGAATTATATTCATCCTGCAGGATTGAAGCTATTTGGTGAATATCTTTATATTTCAGAACCAGTAGTTGATGATACAATAAATGTTGGCTTATCTAACACAAGCAGTTATATTCCTTACGTCACAAATTCAATTGATTTTAATGGTTCAAATTCCATTTTGTATAAAACTGAAGCATTGGGAAATACATCAAATGGTTCAACCGGAACAATAAGCTTTTGGTTTAGACCAACTAGTTTTGCAAATGACCAAACAATATTTTCTATTTCAAATAACTCCAATTCACAGACATCACAACGATTCTCTGTATCGTTGACAAAAAGAGCAAATACATTATTAGGAAAAATTGCCGATCTTGTTGTTATCTCTGGTGGTGCCGGATTTAGAAAATTTCCAAATGATACGATAGTCATATCTGGAACAGGAACTTCTGCAAATGCAACAATTGTGCAAGTTCTAGATGATGGAAGTGTTCATCCAAATACTTACAATATAAATTCTGATGTTATAAACACTTATAATTTGACTGCAATTGGTGCTTATAGCAATTCTTCTGGTGGAAATGCAAATACATCGTTGTTAACAACTTTGACCTATTTCGAATATGCGAATACAGGTCCAATTTATCTAGTTGCATTGAATGATCCTGGAGCTGGATACAATATTCTATCGACAACAGCAGAAGCTTCTGGCAATTCAATGATAAAGGCTCTTGGTATAATCGGTCGATTGAAAATTAATTCTGCGGGATCCGGTTATTCAAATAATGCAAAAATAATATTCACAAACGTTGTTGGTGGATATGGCTTTGGTGCAAATGCAAAAGCAATTGTGAATGCTTCTGGTTCTATTATCAGAACAGAACTAACTCCATATACAACAGATTCCGGTCATATTGTTGGTGGATTTGGTTATGATGCGAATGCATTTCCAATTTTATCAATAGAGGGTGCTGGGGTAGATGCTAATATAACAGTAGAAGCTTTGTTGGGCGATGGCGATGTTCTTGCCCCTCTTGCATATCCAATTACACAAAATACAGACGGTGATATAATAAGAATTACCGCGAGAAATGCAGCAAATCTTCCTCTTCTAGAACTAACGACAAATACGTCAACTTTGATATTTAAAAATACATGGAATCATTTTGTTGCAACATGGGATTTATCTTCAAATTCAGCATGTAAAGTCTATCTAAATGATATCAATTCAACTAGACTAGATTTAATAAATTTTGGCCAGATAGACTATACTGGAAGCAATGTTTCTATAGGATCTGAACCAAATCTTACACGTTCATATCGTGGTTGCTTATCTGAATTTTGGTTTTCAAATAATTATGCAGATATTGCAAATACAACAATCAGAACTTTCTTTATTGGTGCTAATGGAGTTCTATTACCAAGCAACATGCAAGCCTCAAATGGTTATATGGGAAGAGTTAATTTGAATATAACACCTTCAATTTATCTAAAGAGCAATGGCCTGTTTGCAAACACAAATAGTGGCATAGCCAACAACTTCACATTTGCAAACAACATAACTAATTGTTCAAATACTTCAAGTGAACCTGCATAAATACAAATTACAATAGAGTTTTTCTATATGACAGCTATAACTACAAAAAATCTTAGAATTAATTCCGCAGAACAGCTTCTGGAATCAGTTTCAGAGCCTGCTGCAACTGTACTGTACATAGGATATGGTAAAAATACTCCATGGGCAAACGACTCTTTACCTAATACAGCAGTAGATTCTGTAAGTGATCGAGATGATGTTTGGAGAAATTTGATTGGTGGAAAAAAAATAACTGGAAATGATATATCGTTAGCCATTCCTAGAAAAAATTGGACAACAAACACGGTGTATCAAAACTATGATGATACATCTAGCACTTTGTTTGATGCAAATACAAATTTTTACGTCATAACTGATGAATATAATGTCTATAAATGTCTTTATAATAACAATTCTGCAAATTCAACGGCGAAGCCAACATACGTTATTTCAAATTTTGCTAGTACAGAAGCTGATGGTTATGTTTGGAAATATATGTACACGTTAAATACGAAAGAAAGACAGAAGTTTTTAACTGATGAATGGATGCCAGTCAAAACACTAACACTAGACGATGCCTCACAACAGTACGCAGTGCAAACGGCAGCAGTTGATGGTGCCATTGATATCATTTTAGTTTCAAACGGCGGTTCAAATTATACAAATACATCAAACATTACTGTTTCTATTTCGGGAGATGGTTTAGACGCCACAGCAGTCGCTTACGTTAATACCACAAGCAACACAATAGCAAATGTGATTGTAACGACAAGAGGAACGAACTACACTACGGCAAATGTTACAATTTCAGGTGGTGGGGGTTCTGGTGCAGTTGCTCGCGCAATAATTGGTCCTCCTGGCGGTCATGGAAAAAATCCAGTTTATGAACTTGGCGGCTCAAATATTATAATGAGTGTAAGGGTAGATGGTGATGAAGATGGTGTTTTGATTGCAAATAATGATTATAGACAAGTGAGTATTATAAAAGATCCTTTGATATACGGTTCTTCAAACGCTTTTACAAATACTGTATTTTCTCAAACGCTAACATTAGCAATTGCAGGAGCAGGGCCTGATTATGTTTCTGACGAATATGTGTATCAAGGATCATCTTTAGATTTAGCAACTTTTAGTGCTCGTGTTTTATCGTGGAATACATCAACGAATATAATGAAAGTCAGTGAATATACTGGAACACCAACAGCCACAACTTTAAATGGACAAACATCCGGAGCAAATCGATTTATTGCATCGATAATAAATCCCGAATTAAAAAATCGCTCTGGGCATGTCATATACATAGACAATATAACACCTATATCCAGAACGGATGATCAGGCAGAATTAATGAAAATAGTCATAAAGTACTAAGGATAAAAGATGGTAGATAAGATTGTACCCACAGAAGCAGTAGATTCTCCATACTATAATGACTACGATGAGACAAAGGATTTCTATAATATCCTGTTTCGTCCAGGTTATGCTGTTCAGGCTCGCGAATTAACCCAGCTACAAACAATTCTTCAAAAACAGGTTCAACGTTTTGGAGATCACGTTTTCAAGAATGGAAGTATTGTAACTGGAGCACAAATTTCAACGTCAAAGGCGACGGCTCTAAATCTATCATCCCAATATATTGGTTCAGATATCACGGTTGCAAATTTTGATCGCAAGTATGTCAATAATACAACAAACACAGCAACAACTCAAGCAACAGCGTTTGTGTTGACATATGAAACCGGTTCATCTCCAGTATTGATGGTCAATTATATTTCTGGAGACACTTTCGCAAATGATACGATCAAGGCATCAAACACATCAAACTTTGCAGTAATTTCTGGACCAGAAGGTCTAGGAACAGTTGCAAGTATTTCTGAAGGTGTAATGTTTGTCGATGGATATTTTTCAAGAGTTGAAGCACAAACGATCATTCTCGACAAGTATTCAACATCTCCATCATATCGTGTTGGATTAGAACTAGACAAAAGCATTGTTCTTCCAACATCAGATACATCTCTTCTTGATCCTGCATTAGAAGCATCAAATTATCAGGCTCCAGGCGCTTCTCGCTACAAGATAACTCTAACTCTTGCCAAGCGCACACTTGATAGTACCGATGATAGCCAGTTCATTGAACTTCTTCGTGTTGAAGACGGATACATCAAGAATATTGTCAAGTATCCAATTTATTCCGAGTTGGAAAAAACACTAGCAAGAAGAACAAATGACGAGTCGGGTAGCTACACAGTCAGACCATTCACAATTCGATTGAGAGATCATGCAAACACAACTCCAAATGCGGAGCTATTTACTGCAACATTAAGTCCTGGAAAAGCTTATGTTCAAGGATTTGAATATGAAACATATAGTTCATTCAATCTAGATGTTGAAAGATCAAGACAATCTTCGAATGTAAATAATTATCCACTATCATTGAATTATGGAAATTATGTTGTTGCGACAAATGCAAATTCTACTGGCGGCGCAACATCAACCGGATTTTTCAAAATAGATGATTCTGGAATTGGTCCGCAACTTGTTGATTTGCATTCGGTTGTTCGCGGTCAAATTAATACAGTAAATCCAACCTCATACGCAGCGACTAAAGTTGGAACAGCAAGAATAATAAATGTTGACTATGATAGTGCTGGAAATACAGCAAATTCATATTCATACAAATATAGAGTTTATTTGAATGATTTTTCATTCTCAAATGTAACCGGAACAATATTTGCAAATACATCAAATGATAAAATTGTACTAGCAAATGTGTCAAATGAAACATCGGCACAAACTGTAGCAAACGTTGCAAACGCATATCTAGGTTCGGTCATAAGAATTGCAAATGGTGCATTGTCGGGAGTGACCAGAACAATCGTAAGCTATGATGAAACTACGAGAACAGCAACTCTTGACTCAAATATTGCCATATCAACAGCTCAAGCAAACGCTGATCGTTGGTCAATAGATTTCTCATCTAGAGATATCAAGAGCATGGCAAATATCGTAACTGGAACTCCAGTTTCTATTGGCGGCTCTATGGACGTTGATGCATCAAGCAAATATGGTAGCAATACAGTAATTACCGATCCTAGATACAACAAGTTGCTATTTGAGCTACCACAAAACTATGTCAAGCAGGGTATAACTGATCAAACATACGACTACTTCAAGGTGTTGGGTACTGCAGTATCCTTTACAAGCGGAACAACTGGGTCAATTAGTGCTGGTGTTGGAGAAGTATTTCTTGCAAATGGTACACAGTCAACTACTCAAGCATTGGAAAACTTCATTGTTGTTATTCGCGACAATCTAGGTTCAACGATTGGAGCAAACGGTGCAATTCTACCTATGACAACAGGTAGTGCAAGCATTGTCGTTAATAATGGAGGAACGCCAACAGCAACTTTCACGGCGCCTCAAGCAAATACATTCATAGCTGACATTTTGGCAAAAGTTTCGATAACTTCTGGATCAAAAATAAATGAGAAGTTGAAGACTCTAGTTACTTCAAATTCCACACATATTCAAACGCAAGGTGGAACAGCAAATGCAACATTTGCAAATGTTTCTATCTATTCTGCAGCTGGTCAAGTTCATCTTTCCGCGCCAAACAAGACACCAGGTCAAAAAGATAGCTTGTACACATCTGACGTTTATGAAATAAACAAGATATATGATATCGGGTCTGCTGCTTTCACAAGCGGAACTGTTTTATCTTCATATAATGACATTACATCAAGATACTCTCTTGACAATGGACAAAGAGATGATCATTATGATCATGGCGGAATTGTCTTTCTTCCAGGAAATTCGCCACCAACAGGAAATGTTGTAGTTTGCTTTAGTTATTTCAAACACGAAACTGGTGGTAGTGACGGTCTAGGATATTTCTCTGTCGATTCCTATCCATATTATAACAATATTCCACAATATACAAGTGCATCATCAGGCGAAACATATGATCTAAGAGACTGCATAGATTTTAGACCAAGAAGACAAGACAACTCAAACACTTCGCCCGGATATACTCTACAAACCTTTAGAGTCGGTCTTCCTAATGAAGAATTTTCTGCCGATTATCAATATTATTTGGCAAGAAAAGACAAGATCGTATTGACAAAAGACAGATTGTTTAGCGTTGTTAAGGGCGTCTCTTCTCTAAATCCAGTTCCTCCTAGAGAACCTGAAGGATCAATGGTTCTGTATAATTTGACCATTGCTCCTTACACGGCATCTCCAGCAAATGTAATAGTAAAGTACGTTGAAAACAAACGCTACACGATGCGTGATATCGGTTCTCTAGAAAAGAGAATTGAAAATTTAGAGTATTACACGGCGTTGAATTTGGTCGAAAAAGATACTGAAATCATGTCAATCAAGGATGTTAACGGCCTTGATCGCACAAAGAATGGTATACTTGTCGATTCGTTCAAGGGACATTCTGTCGGTGACGTAAGAAACATTGATTACAAGTGTTCAATCGACACTAGAACAGAAGAACTTCGTCCGTCAACTAATACAAATTCACACTACTTGGACTATGATTTTAGCGCAAGTACAGGATTAACATATAAATCGGGTCTTGTATTGCTTCCGTATACGACAGAAGAAATGATTGTTCAAAACGTTTCTTCGCAAACAGTTGAAGTGCAGCCATATCTATTTGCACGATTTATCGGATCAGTTCAATTAATTCCACAATCAGATTTCTATTTCAACAAATATGATTTGCCAGACGTTGTCGTCAATTATACTGGCGAAAACGACGGGTATTCATCTCTGCAATCAGCACTAAGTGGCACAACATCTGCATTTGATGCAGAATTCGGTCATTGGGAAACGCGCTCTACTGGTGCAGAAATTGTTACAAATGATGTGAATGAGCAGGGAAGAAATGGACTACAAATTTGGGAAAATGGTGTAAATAGAACAACGACATTTGGCGGCTATCAGAACGGATTCCTGCGTCGCTCTTCATTTGATCAAATTTCTCAAACTGTAAATGATCGTGTCGTAAACCTTGGTGTTACTCCGATCATGCGTCAAATCGATATTGATTTTGTTGCAACATCTCTGAGACCAAGAAAAGTTGTATATTATTACTTTGATGATGTGAACGTAACCAATTATGTGCAGAGAGCTAACGAATTAGTATTTTCTGGAAATAATTTCTTTGATAAAGCCGATGGTGAAAGAATTACTTCGGGATCGGGTAATACTGCAAATGTTATCTTGTCAAAGACATTGTCATCATCTAATGTTGCATATGTTGCAGACGTTAGCGGGAATGTGATAGCTGGACAAACTTGGACAGGTGCAAGGTCTTCAAATACAGGTATTGTTGTAGAATATAGACACTATTCAGGTACTGCAAGAAGTGCAAATTCAACTACGATCAATCTTGCATTTGATGCAGCAAACACGGATAGTTGGTATGTAGGAAATACAATCTACTTTGTTGATGGTTTAGGTGTTGGATCTTCTTATACAATTGATGCGTATATTGGCTCAACGAGATCTGCAAGAAACACTGCAGGCTTCTCTGTAACACCAGGATCAAATACAAGATATTCGATTGGCGATTCAAAGACAAATGAATTTGGTCAACTTGCCGGCACATTTGTTGTACCAAGCAATAGTACGTTGAAGTTTAGAACCGGCGAGAGAATGTTTAGAATAAGTAATCTTGCTAATGGTTCAGCTAATGGTGCAACGACTGTTGGTGAAAGTAAATTCTATGCACAAGGATTGATTGGCGTTTCTGTGGGCGTAACTGCAACCAGATTACCAGAGCCAACATATAATCCGGTTTATGAAAATAATTATAACGATCCCGACCCGATGGGCGCACAACAATCAGGACCAAATTTTTAATATAAAATGAAAGATATAGGAAAGAAATAGTAAATGCCAGCAATTCTAGCACAAACATTTTTCGTAGATGGAACTCTTTACAGAGAGGGCGTATTTGTCTCTAGCGTTGATCTATTTTTCGCAAATAAAGATTCATCAGGAATACTTTCCGTCGAAGTACAGTTGCGTCCAACAAGAAATGGATTTCCCCTATCAAATTATGCCATACCCTTATCAAAAGTCTCTGTTGATGCGATAAATGTAAAAACATCAGACCAACCAGATTCAAATGATTCTGATACAAAAACGTCTTTTACTTTTCCAGCTCCAGTATATCTTGAACCTGGCGGTGAATATGCTCTTGTCGTGTATTCAGATAGTCCTGAATATGTTCTATTTTCAGCCAAAGTTGGTCAAACACTAGTTGGTAGTGATAGGTCTGTATCTAAGCAACCGAATACCGGCGTTTTGTATAAGCCACAAAATGCATCAGAATGGATACCTTTTGCAGACGAAGATCTGATGTTTGTCGTGAATAAGTGCGTATTTTCTACGGCAAGTTCAGGATCAGGAGTCTTCAACGTTCGTTCTCCGTCTTCAAATGTCGAGATGGACTTAATGTACGTTCGATCAGATCAGATGAAATTTGCTACATCTACACTAGATTATTCATATAAAGCCACATTGAAGTCAACGGGGATAGTCGATTCTTCGTATACAGGATTTTTGACAAACAAAGACTATGAATTTAATGATGGTTTAGGTCGTAGAAAGATTGATAATTCAAATCACTTTATATTGAAGGCAGATTTCGCGACACTAAATCCAGATGTGTCTCCAATGATTGACGTACAAAGACTTGGTTTGTTTTCAATTGAAAATATCATCAATAATGCAAATCTTTCAAATTCGACAATTGTGGTAACTGACGGCGGCGCAGGACACACAAATCCAACAGTTACAATTTCTGGTGGTGGTGGTTCAGGTGCAACGGCAACAGCAAACGTTGTAGCAAACGTAGTTAGAAACATCGTTGTTACAGCTGGTGGTTCTGGGTATACAAGCACGCCAACTATTACAATCTCTGAAGGCGGGGCGACAAGAAACGCTTCGGCAATTGTTCTTGGTGAAACAAGATCGTCTGGTGGTAATTATCTTGCTCGTTATATTAGTCGTCGCGTACAGCTAAACGATGGCTTTGACTCTTCGGATCTTCGCGTGTTCTTGACTGCATATAAGCCACCTACGACGGGAATTGAAGTATACTACAAGATTTTGAACGCTGATGATCCCGATGATTTTGATGTAAAATCATATTTCAAGATGGAGCAAAAGACGCCATCGGGAGTGACATCAACAAACTACAATGATTACATTGAATATGAATATAGACCATCTCTAAACACCGATTTGGTTATATATTCAAGTGGTGGAACAACATATGAAACATTCAAGTTCTTTGCAGTCAAGATTGTACTAAGTAGTCCAGATACTACTCTTGTTCCTAAAGTTAGAGATATGCGTGTAATTGCGTTGCCGGCAGGATGATAAAATGAAAGTCAAGATTACCGATACGCAATATGTTCGTGATATAAATTCAAAAGCAATTCTAAACACAAATAGAGCACAGTTGGACGAATATAAAGTGAAAAAAAACATGATGTCTAAAGTTAATGAAATAAATACTTTGAAAGAAGAAGTAGCTGAAATTAAGGACACAATGAATAAGATTCTTGCTCTGTTATCGGAGAACAAATAATGGCAATTAGTAACGTTGCTTTAACTAACACATTTGATCAATGGAGATTAGTTACAAATCAAACCGTAGTTGCTCTTAACGACGTTCTTGATGACGGTCTTCAAACATATCGAAATGTTAAAGCAAATGTAATTAGTGGAAATACAATATACGCGAACGGCGTTGATGTAATTACACTTCCAACTGCTGCATTTGCTCGTGCTAATGCAGCAAATTTAATTGCGAATCTAGCGTTTGATAAAGCTAATACAGCAAATGTTATAGCTTCTGGCGCATTTGACAAAGCAAATACTGCTTGCACAAAAGCTGATGCAGCACAATCAACTGGATCCGCAGCTTTTGACCAAGCAAATACCGCAAACGTCGTAGCAGTTTCAGCATTTAATGCTGCAAACACGGGTGTTCCTTCGGGCGTCATCATGCCATATGCAGGTTCTTCAGAGCCTACTGGATGGCTATTGTGTTCAGGCAATGCTATTTCTAGAACAACATATTCATCTCTTTATTCTGCAATTGGTACTACATACGGATCAGGAGACGGAGTAAATACGTTTAATCTTCCTGATCTTCGTGGTAGAGTTGTTGCTGGCCGTGACGATATGGGCGGAACTGCTGCACTACGAGTAACTGCATCTGGATCAAATGCAAATAGCGGTATTGCTGGAACTACATTGGGCGCAAATGGTGGTACGCAAACACATATTCTAACTACAGCTCAATTGCCAACATTTAATATTAGAAGCACAACATCAACAACCAATCCAGCATTTGGTGACAACACACCTCTACCTGTGGCAGATGATATAAACACTACAGTTGGTGAAAACTATCCTCACCAAAATATGCAGCCAACCATGATACTAAATTACATAATCAAGACATAACGGGAATCATATGAACGAAAATATCAAATTTGAAGCAGAAAGACATAAAAAATTTGCTTTACTTGTTAGCGAATTTACTTTTGGACTAACTCATAAAGATTTTCTTTGTGATGATGTGATATATTGTTTTAACTCACACGAATTTTCACATTTGTTGATTGGATATATAGGCGGGGTACAAACTTTTTCTGTAAGAACACACGATGGAACTGTACGAAGCTTAAACAGAAAACAACTAGAAAACTTGTTTGCTGCAGCATATATGAATGTTCTTAAAACAAGAGATGAAGAATTTGCTACAAATTACAAGAAATGGAATGATTGCAAGTCAACTAGCGACTTGGAAAAATTTGATCCAAAACAAGGTTGGAGTTATAGATCACAAGCATTAGAAGCTTATGAGAATGCGAAAAAATAACGGAGTTACCTTAAATGGCAATCAGTAATGTAGCACTCACGAACACATTTGATGAATGGAGAGTGACGACTAATCAGCTGATTGTTGTCACAAATGACTTGCTTGGCGATGGTCTTACGACTTATCGTAGTGTGACTGCAAATGTTGTTACAGCAAATACGTTGTTTTTTGGAACTTTGAATGTAGTATCTTTGCTTGCCTCAACTTTTGCTCGCGCTAATGCTGCAAATTTGATTGCAAATCTAGCATTTGATAAAGCAAATACAGCAAATGTAATTGCAGCTGCCGCTTTTGACAAAGCTAATGTTGCAAACAACAATGCAAGTAATACGGTTCTTCGCACGGGCGACACGATGACTGGAACCTTAGTTGTTCCAAATATCAACGTATCGTCAAATATTTGCATGACCGGCGGTCTTGTCGATACCGCAAAAGCCAATATTCTTTCGCAAACATTGACTGATGCTGCAACTATAACATGGGATGCATCAAATGGACAAATTGCTACGGTTACATTGAATGGAAATCGTGTTCTATCAAACATAACAAATATTCGTGTTGGTACATATGTTCTTCATGTAGTGCAAAATACGTCTGGTGGTAGCTCACTTACTTTTGAACAAGGATATCGTTTTACAGGGAATATTGCTCCGCCATTAACTACAACAGCGAATTCTCGTGATGTGTTTACTTTCATTTCTGATGGATCAAAATTATACGGCTCATTCATTCCTGACGTAGGATAAAATGTTTCTACCACTTGTCACTAGACCAAATATACTAATAAACATAAACTCTGTTGCAAACAATGTCAATTTGCGAGCAAGGGCAAATTCGCCATCATATCCTTTAAATGTTTTTTGCTTGATCAATGCAAACATTACGAGTAATTCTGCAAATATTTCAGCACTTAGAACTGGATTTGGCTGGGCAAATTCTACATATATTGTGATAAGAAACTCAGCTAATATTGTTGGGAATATAGGAGTTACTGGTATTTCTGGTTCTGGTGGTGCAGGCGGTCCCGGAGCAGGATATCCCACAAATCCAGTTGCACCAGGTTCTGCTGGTGGAACTGGTGGTGTTGGTGCTAATGGTAGTCCAGGCTTTCAAGCTGAAGCAAACACAAGTAATGTTGGCATTATAAATTACAGTTCAAACTCAAATACTTTTGTTAGTAATGCCAACACAAATTGGATTGGTACAAATTCTAGTTGGACTTGGGGTGTTAGCGGAGATAATTTAGAAGGTGGCGGTTCTCTAGGCACAAACATAAGAACAACAATATACTATAATTTTGATATAAATGCAAATGTTCCTTTTACTTTGGAGTATAAACTAGTAAGTGCTAGTTCAGCTAATGCCGCAGGAACGGTTGGAATTTATAGAACACAAGATCAAGGAAATATTGGAAGCACTTCCGGAAACTTTTATGCCGCCGGTATGTTTTCCGCTACATCAACTCATTGGGTTGGTGGAGTTGATCCTGCTCCGACCGTTGGTCTTGCCATAGTCCATTCTGCTGCAAGTGCGGATGTCGTACAAGAAAAGGGTGCAAATGTACACTCACTAACGTCAAATGTTTCTGCTGCAAATGTTTTTTCTCTTGTTCGTGAAATTGATGGTGTATTAAAAGTATATCGTGATGGTGTTCTATTAAAAACTCATCCTGAAAGTGCAGCAGGAAATATGAGATTTGTTGTAAATTCTACTTCTGAAGGAAACTTTTTACGTTTAGATTATCTAAAATTACATCAATATCCATATACATTTCCTGGAACAAATGCAACGTCATTTGTCATAGTAATGAATAATCAAGGTTCTATCATAGGCGGTACCGGCGGTCCTGGCGGTGGTGGCGGTGGTGGCGGTGGTGGCGGTGGTGCTCTAGGATTTACACCAAGTAAAGGTGTTGGTCAATATCACGGCGGCGGCGGTGGCGGCGGCGGTGCCGGTTCTCCTATTGGTCTTGGCGGCGCAGGAGGACCTAGTAATGTTAATGGATCAGCTGGAGCAAATGGAACGGCTACACTTGGCGGCGCTGGTGGTGCTGGCGGCGGCGGTTCTACATATACTGCTGGACCGGGCGGTTCTGGTGGAAATCTTGGCGTTGCCGGTTCTCCTGGCGGAAATAACGCTGGATATGCATTCAATACAACATATGGCGCAAGAGCCGGAGGTGCTGCCGGAGCAACAGGAAATGTTGGTAATACGGGATTTGGTATTTCTGGCAATAATTTGATTAGATTTGTTGCTTTTGGTACTGTAGTTGGAAATACTTCAAACTAATCATACAAATTTAGGACCAGTAATCCAAATTACTATTGTTTTACGAATGCCCTTGGTCACTGGTTTTACCCTATGAATAATGTATGAAGGAAAGAATATCATTCTACCTTTTTTCATTAATATGGTTTCGGGTTCTTCTTGATTTCCCACATTGATTTCAAATTCTCCTCCAACAAAGTCTTTTTCCGGATCGGACAAACACATTACAAGAGACAATTTTCTTGTTATATTAAATTTATTTTGACCATGAAGCATATCCATGTGCCAGTTATATTCACCACTTTCATTACCATGATATTCTGTGTATTGGAAATCAGCATATCCGTTTAATTCATAATTGTAGTAGCTTTCATTTATAATTTTGCTTATTTCATTTACTCTATTAAAAAACCATGCATTATTTTCATTTTTACTATAGAATTTAATTCTTGATTTTCTTATCTTTTCTGTTTCGTTAATGTCATTGGTACCAACAACAGTTGCTTTTTCTGTTTGTTCTATTTGACAGTATCTTTCTAAATTTGTTAATTCTTCTTCAGAAAATGCATTATCCCAATATGCCCAACTATATGTTGTACACATTCTTTCCTCTGGATTATTTGTAATGTCTTTGTACATTATTTTCCTCAAGTTGGGTCATTATAAATAAAGATACATAGTTATATATCGGAGTAGGGAAATGGAAGTCAAGTTTAAAATAATTGATGTTGATTCTTCACAGCACTCAATGATCGTGAGATACTATACTAATTTGCTAACTGAAGATAGTCTAGCAACATCATACAATCCAGATGGGACTATAGCTAGAAGAAGCGATGGATCACCACAAAGATGTCAAACAGATTATAACTTCAATATATGGCAAACTGATCCTCCTATTACGGAAGAGCAAATTAAGAAAATTGCAAACGACGGAGCGCCTTATGATTGGTTTAAGCTAAGACACGATATTCTCGATCCTCAAATAGATACTTCCTTAAATGTTGTTTCCAATCTATTAAATACAGAATTTGATGCCATCAAACCAGTATTTTCTATTGATACTATTGATACGAATGCAAATACAGAAAGTACATTGAGTGAAGATCATATTGAAAATCTAATTAACGAACTTCTAAACAATTCAAGTGCAAATACTTCAAACACACAATGAATAAAAAACTTGGTTATTATACTGTTGGTAAAAAAGAGTTGGAATCAAAAATTCATGCGTGTATCTTTGCAACGCATATTGCCAACAATGTCAAGGAAAATGTAGATCCTCTTAGTCTTGTCAAATGGTATTTCAACGAAGATATTTTTTCCAATTATAACTGGCTTCAAGAACCCGAAGCGACATTGGATCAACTTTACAATAAACGAGCAAGAGAACTTCGTGAAAAATATGACTATATCATAATTAGTTATAGTGGCGGAGCAGATAGTCATAATGTTGTAATGTCTTTTCTTCGTCAAAACCTTCATATAGATGAAATTATTGTAAATTGTTTGGACAAAGGAAATGAAAAATTTGCTGTAATTGATCCTAATGTTACTGATGCAAAATATGCACATGCATCGGAACATAAGCTGCAGGCAATTCCAAGAATAAAAGAAATACAAGCAATTGCTCCACAGACAAAGATTAGTGTCTATGATATGACGGATCATTTGTTTGATTCATTTGCCAATTCTGAAGAAAATTGGTTTTTGAAAATGCGTGAGGAACTTAATCCTGTTGATGTTACGAGATACAATTATATTCATTTTTCAGACTTTAGAAAAAGAGTTGACAAAGATAAAAAGATTGCAGTTGTAATGGGGATTGATAAACCAAAAGTTGTTATTGATGATACTAATGACTTTGTTTACTTAAGGTTTTCAGATAGATTAACAAATATATCTCCTGTTGGAGAATATATGAAAGACTATACAAATACGACGGTTGAATATTTTTATTGGAGTCCTGATGCATGTGATATGTTATGCAAGCAAGCCCATTTAATAAAAAAATGTATTGAAATTGATCCTGGTCTAAGAAACTTTTTTAGTCTTCAAACACCAAGAAATATGGTACCTGGATTTCTTAGACTTGTGAGCGAAAGGCTTCTTCGACCAATATTGTACACTACATGGAATAAGACTTGGTTTCAAGCTGATAAAGGTATTTTTGATTGGCACACGGATTTTGACACTTGGTTTATTGATGGATATGTTGATAATAGGGCAAATCTTATATGGAGAGAGGGTTTAAAACAGGTTGTCAAGCGAGCAAGACCTTTTGTTTATTCGCATGGGCAAGTATATGATGGACTAATTAGTTATTATCACAATTATAAAATAGGCGTTTTAAGAAAATTTCATAGTACTTGATTTCAAAAAAGCGATTTGCCACTTATACTAAATAGCTAAAAAGGTAAGACAATGGCATCATATGCAGAACTCATAGTAGACCAGGGTTCTACTTTTAGCACAATTCTAACCCTAACAGACGACACAACAAACTTGCCTATTAATGTTTCCGGATATTCTATCAATGCGAATATCAAGAAATCTTATTATTCAGTAAACAATACTGCCGTTTTTACATCAACAATAAATGATGCCGCAAACGGAAATGTAACGATTGCATTGTCATCTGGTGTCTCAACAAACATCAAGGCCGGAAGATATGTTTATGATGTAAAAACTACTAGTCCGGGAAGCGTGGTAACTAGAGTTATTGAGGGTATTCTTACGGTAACGCCTAAGGTATCTTAAAATGACAATAGCTGTTAGAATTGCAGGTCCTAGTTCAACTGCGGTTAGCATAAATTCACAAAACCAGCAAAAAGTAAGAAGCTTGACTCCAAGTGCCGTTGCAACTACAACGCTAGCAGGACTAACAGATGTTTCGATTATAGATTCAAGCAATAATAGTACTCTTGTTTACAATTCGGAAACTTTAAAATATGAAATAAAAGCACTTCCCGTAATATTTGGTGGTACTTTCTAATGGCAAATACTACAACTATTATTTTAAAAAATTCAGGAACTACTGGAAATACTCCAACTGCTGCAAATTTAGAATTTGGAGAATTAGCATTAAACTATGCCGATGGACTACTGTTCTATAAAGCAGCAAATGGTACAGTTCTTAGTATAAGTGGAAGTGGAGGCGGTGGTGGAACTGGAAATGGTTCTGCTGCATTTGACCAAGCTAATCTTGCTTTCGCTCAAGCCAACGTAGCTAACACAACTGCTGTAGCTGCATTCAATCAAGCTAATACCGCTAATACAACTTCAGTTGCAGCATTTGCTAAAGCTAATGCAGCTAATTTGATTGCAAATCTTGCATTTGATAAAGCAAATACAGCAAACGTATTTGCAGTTGCAGCTTTTGCTCAAGCTAATGCGGCAAATCTGATTGCTAATCTTGCATTTGATAGAGCTAATACGGCAAACGTATTTGCTGTTGCAGCATTTGCTAAAGCTAATGCAGCTAATTTGATTGCAAATCTTGCATTTGATAAAGCAAATACAGCAAACGTATTTGCAGTTGCAGCTTTTGCTCAAGCTAATAGTTCTAACATCGTCGCATCTGCTGCGTTTGATAAGGCCAATAGTTCTAACATTGTTGCATCTGCAGCATTTAATTTTGCTAATGTTGCTAACATCATTGCGTCTGCAGCATTTGATAAAGCCAATCTTGCATCAGGTGAACTTGCAATTGCTGCGTTTGATAAAGCAAATACAGCAAACGTATTTGCAGTTGCAGCTTTTGCTCAAGCTAATAGTTCTAACGTCGTCGCATCTGCTGCGTTTGATAAAGGAAACTCTGTTGAAATAATTGCATCTTCAGCTTATAATCAAGCTAATATTGCAACTGACAATGCTGCATTTGCAACAATTGTTGCATCTTCTGCATTTGATAAAGCAAACATAGCAAACACAATTGCATCTGGTGCATATGATAAAGCCAACACGGCTAACATAACCGCAGACGATGCTTTCGCTCTAGCTAACGTAATTAATCTCATAGCTAACCTAGCATACGATAAAGCTAACACAGCTAACACAACTGCAGACTCTGCCTTTGCTAGAGCCAATGTTGCTAATTTAATTGCCAATCTAGCATATGATAAAGCTAACACAGCTAACACAACTGCAGACTCTGCCTTTGCTAGAGCTAATGCAGCTAATCTTATTGCCAATCTTGCATATGATAAAGCTAATAGTGCTAATATAATTGCTTCTGGTGCATATGATAAAGCCAATGCTGCTAATGGTATTGCTTCAAGTGCATATGATGCACAAAATGTCACATTAGTCATAGCTAATTCTTCATTTGATAAAGCTAATAGTGCTAATATAATTGCTTCTGGTGCATTTGATAAAGCTAATGGTGCAAACGTTATAGCATCTGGAGCATATGATAAAGCTAATGTTGCTAATGTAATTGCATCTGATGCTTATGACAAAGCCAATATTGCCAATGTAATAGCTATCAGTGCGTATGATGCACAAAATGTTACATTAGTTATAGCCAACGTTGCATTTGATAAAGCCAATGTTTCTAACGTTATTGCATCAGCAGCATACGATAAAGCTAACATTGCAAACGTAATTGCATCAGGTGCATATGATAAAGCTAATAGTGCAAATATAACTGCAGATGCTGCTTTTGCCCAAGCCAATGCTGCCAACTTAATTGCTAATCTTGCATATGACAAAGCTAACACAGCAAACGTGTTTGCGGTTGCAGCTTTTGATAAAGCTAACACAGCTAACACAACTGCAGACTCTGCCTTTGCTAGAGCTAATGCAGCTAATCTTATTGCCAATCTTGCATTCGATCAAGCTAATACAGCAAACGTAATTGCATCAGCAGCATTTGATAAAGCTAACACAGCAAACGTAATTGCATCAGGTGCATATGATAAAGCTAATAGTGCAAATATAGTTGCATCAGCAGCATACGATAAAGCTAACATTGCAAACGTAATTGCATCATCAGCGTTTGATCAAGCCAATAGTGCTAATGTAATTGCTTCTAATGCATATGATAAAGCTAATAGTGCAAATATAGTTGCATCATCAGCGTTTGATAAAGCTAACGCAGCATTTCCATCAACAGGCGGAACTATTTCAGGCGATGTTTCTATTTCAGGAAATCTAATTGTAATAGGAAATTCTACAGTTTTCAATGTTTCTTCACTAGTTATTAATGATTCTTTAATATTTTTGGCAAATAGCAACTATTTTTCTGATTTAGTAGATATTGGTTTTGTTGGACATTATAATGATGGAGTAAATGCACATACTGGATTTATTAGAGATGCAACCAGTAAAGAATATCTTATATTCAATGGATATACTCCAGAAATCGTAGCAAATGACATAATTAATATTGCACATCCTTCATTTGCATTATCAAATGTGAACGCAAATTATTATAAAGGTAATTTAATTGCCAATACTGTTGTAATTGCAATTTCTTCGACAGTAGCAGGTGTAAATATAGTTCCAACACTTTCTATAGCATTTGATAAAGCTAACATAGCTAATGTGTTTGCAACATCAGCATTTGCTGCTCAAAACATAACATCTGGCTTAGCCAATGCTGCTTATGATCAAGCTAACACAGCACGTACACATGCAAATGGTGCATTTGCACAGGCCAATGCAACATCTGCCATTTCTAATGCTGCATTTGACAAAGCTAATAGTGCAAATATAGTTGCATCATCAGCGTTTGATAAAGCTAACATAGCTAACGTGTTTGCGGTTGCAGCTTTTGATAAAGCTAACACAGCTAATATAACTGCAGATTCTGCCTTTGCTAGAGCCAATGATGCGAACACAATTGCATCTGGTGCATATGATAAAGCTAATACCGCAAATGTTATTGCATCTGAAGCATTTGCTAGAGCTAATACAGCTAACATAACTGCAGATGCAGCTTTTGCTAGAGCTAATGCTGGGGTATTAAAAACTGGTAACACAATGACTGGCAATCTTGTCATGTCTGGCGCTAATATAGCATTTGCAACCAGTGCTAATGCTGGAATATATTGGGGTGGCACTGGATTATCGTTTATACATTCGCCTGCAGCAAATACACTTGTATTTGGAACATCACTTACTGAACGTATGCGTATTGGTTCTGCAGGACAAGTTGGAATTGGAACATCAGCACCTAGTGTTCCATTAGAAATATCACATACCACAGGTGAAACCTTTCGACTAACAAATACTACAGGTAGTGAACGCATTCATATGTACGCCCGAAGAATTGCGTCCACATCACGAATTGAGTCGCAAAACGGCAATTTGGAAGTTTTTGTATATGATCCATATCCGCTTGTTTTTGGTACTAACAACATTGAGCGCATGCGGATCGACAGCAGCGGGAACATGGGCATCGGGACGTCGTCGCCCGGCACAAAGCTGGATGTAAGCGGCAATATCCGTGTGTCTGGGAACAGCCAGCTTCAGATCTTTAATGGCGCTGGCACAAGTGGTGTCAGCATCCAGACAGATGGTGCGTCTCCCGCCTCAATGACGTTAAACGCGGGCGGCTCCGAGCGCATGCGGATCGACAGCAGCGGGAACGTCGGCATTGGAACAACAACACCGAAAGCAAGTCTTCATGTAGCGGGCTCATCTACACTACAATCTGACTATATGGTATATATGGTAAATGCATATTATGACGGTGCATGGAAATATAACGAAAATGGGATGGCATGGGGTATTGGAAATAATTTTGGCGGCCCTACAAATGGAGTATCTATTGCAGCCGCACCCGTAAATTCGGGTGGTGCGGGAGCCGCTCTCACTTGGCAGCCAAGATTGAACATCGATAGCAGCGGCAAAGTTGGCATCGGTACATCATCACCAGCTGCGACATTAGATATTGTTGGATCTGTAACTGATGCAAAAGCAAATGTTCTTTCTCAAACATTAACTGATGGTGCAATAATTTCATGGGATGCGTCATTAGGAAGAATTGCTACAGTAACTCTTGGCGGCGCTAGATCAATATCAAATGCAACAAATATTCGTGTTGGAACGTATATTCTTCGTGTACAACAAAATACATCATCCGGCGGAAGTACATTAACATGGGGTAGACAGTATAAATTTACAGCAAACGTTGCTCCAACACTAACAGCAACTACAAATGCAGTAGACATATTCTCATTCGTTTCGGACGGCACAAACATGTATGGTGCAATGATACCTGATGTCAGATCCTAATGGAGAGGGAAACTCCGTTTCCGGTAATTCGAATATTACATATATTGCCTTAGGTACTAGAAATGGTCCAGTATCATGATAAATATTAGTATAACAATGGAGGTTTATGATGGAAAACAATCAAAAAATTATTTCTCTTGAATTGACAATTGATCAATTAAATTTAATTTTAACTTCTTTGGGTAAAATGCCGTATGAAGTTTCTGTAAACTTAATTAATACTTTAGTAAAAACTGCAGAACAACAAATAAAACAACAATAATTGGGAAAATAAAATGGCTGTACCAAGTTCTAGAGAAAATCTAATAGACTATTGCAAGCGTCGTCTTGGTTTTCCAGTAATTGACATAAATGTTGACGACGATCAAGTAGAAGATCGCATTGATGATGCTCTTCAGTTTTATCAAGATTATCATTATGATGCAATTCAAAAGATTTATCTAAAGCATTTAGTAACACAAACCGATGTTGATCGTCAATATATTGATATGACTCAAGCTTCTGGAGCGGCTACAGTTGTTTCTGGAAATGCTACGGTTACTGGATCAGGAACTAATTTTGCTGCCGAATTTGCAGCTGGAGTTACCCAGTTGACTATAAATGGAGAAACAAAAACCGTCTTGTCAATTAATGACAAGGGTTCAATGGTTATGAATTCGACATATTCTTCAAGTGCAAATACAGTTCCAATAAATGTTGTAGGTGCAGCAGATTCAATTACTGGTGTTACAAGAATATTCCCCCTATCATCAACAAATGCTACAGTAAATATGTTTGATCTTCGCTATCAGTTGCGACTGCATGAACTATATGACTTTACTTCAACATCATATGTCAATTTCGTGTTGACACAGCAACATCTACGCACATTGGACATGTTGTTCTCTGGTGAACAACCAATTAGATTCAATAGACATCAAAATAGATTATATGTTGATTTGCAGTGGGGCACAGATATTCAAGCCGGTGAGTATTTGATCGTTGAGGGATATAAGATTATTGATCCAAATTCATATACGGACGTATATAATGATCGTTGGTTGAAGAGATATGCTACTGCGCTCATCAAGCGTCAATGGGGACTAAATCTAAAGAAGTTTAGTGGTATTCAGCTTCCTGGTGGTGTTCAGCTAAATGGACAACAAATTTTTGAAGAAGCAGAAAGTGAAATATCTGCTCTTGAACAAGAAATGCAAAGCAAGTACGAAGTTCCACCGGAATTTATTTTGGGCTGAGACACTCGGTTTGTATAAATACATCGTGATATTTTTAAGGAGATCGCGATGGAAAAAAATGGATTTATATATTTGTGGTATGATGTAAAAAGAAAAATGTATTATCTTGGTTGTCATTTTGGTATGCCGAACGATGGTTATATATGTTCATCAAATAGAATGAGAGATGCGTATAGAAGAAGACCACAAGATTTTAAACGTCGTATAATTCAAAGAAATATAGATAAAAATAATCTTCTAGAAACTGAATATAAGTGGCTTCAACTTATAAAAGATGAAGAACTTGGAGTCAAATATTACAATTTAATTAATACTAAATTTAATCACTGGACAAATCTAGATGATGAAAAACGATTGACTATAAACGAAAAGATTTCAAAAAATACAAAAGCTGCTATGTCTCGCGATGATGTTCGCGAAAAAATGGAAGCTATTTGGGAGAAGAATAAAGATAGAGTACAAAGTGAGGAAGAGAAGACGAAGAGAGCTAATTCTAATAGGGGTAAGAAAAGAACTGAAGAAACAAAAAGAAAAATTGGTCAAGCTAATAGTATGAGTTTAAAGGGTAGAAAGCTTTCAGAAGAAACAAAGCAAAAACTGAGTGATAGATTGAGTGGTGAAAATAATCCATTTTTTGGTAAGAAACATTCTAAAGAATTACAAGAACAAATAAGTAAAAAAATAAGTTCCTCTTTAAAGGGACGTATTCCCAAAAATATTGATATGTTCAAGAATTCTTTTTGGTGGAATAATGGCATAATAAATAAAAGAAGTTCTATTTGTCCAGGAACTCAATGGGTTAAAGGTAAAATAAAGAAAAAAGTATAACAGATGGCAGTAAATCACTACTTCAATAATTTTCCAGGTGTAGTTACGCAAGAACAACTTCTTGCCGAAGATCTTATCATCGAATCCATAAGACAATATGGTGCTGATGTATATTACGTACCAAGAAAATCTTTAAGCGATGAAGATTTGATTTATGGAGAAGATACAGTAAAGCTTTATAATGCTGCATATTCAATGGAAATGTACATTCAATCAGTTGCTGGATTTGAAGGTCCTGGTGAATTCTTTAGCAAGTTTGGTCTAGAAATTCGCGACTCCATTAGGGTAGTTGTTGCTCGTCGCACATATGAAAAATATGTTCCTGTTGCAGCATATCCAAGACCTCGTGAAGGAGATCTTGTTTATATTGCAGCTTTAGCCAATTTATATGAAATCAAGTATGTGGAAGAAGAAAGAAACTTCTATACTCTTGGTCGTCGTCCTCCACTATTTTATTACTATGAATTGAGTATGGAATTGTACAAATTTTCAAATGAAAGATTTGCGACGGGCGTCAAGGAAATTGATGATGTTGGTCGCGCATATTCGTATACCCAAAACATGGCAATGGTCGCTGGAGGAAGCGGCGCATACAAGAGAGAAGAGATCGTGTATCAGGGTTCAAGCCTAGCATCAGCAACATCGACTGCGATAGTCAAAAATTGGTTCCCATCAAACAATATGCTACAATTGATCAATATCAAGGGTACTTTTTCTACAGGAGCTAATGTCATTGGATCAACATCAAATTCAAACTTTACATTGACTACATTCAATAGACAAGATTTCGACGGAGTATCTGACGAATTGACAAACAATCTTGAGATACAAACTGATGCAAATGGCATCATTGATTTTACCGAAACTAATCCATTCGGAGAACCTTGATGTCTGGAATATTTGGCAATCATTTCTATCATCGCATAACCAGAAAGATTGTTGTTGCATTTGGATCACTATTCAATGAAATTCAACTTGTGCGATACAATAAGGCAGGAACAACGGAACTTGAGCGTGTTCTTGTTCCCATAGTATATGCACAGAAAGAAAAATTCTATAATCGCATAAAAGGTGATCCAAATTTGCTAAAAAGCATTCAGGTAACACTACCTAGAATGTCTTTTGAAATCTCAGGCGTTGATTATGATCCTTCTAGAAAACAAAGTAGCATGATACGAAACACAAATCTTGCTACTGCTACAAATACAACTCAAAAAACACAGTACATGGGCGTTCCATATAATTATGATTTTAGTCTTTCAATATATGTTCGTAATATTGAAGATGGTTGGCAGATTGTAGAACAAATCTTGCCGATTTTCAATCCCGACTATACCATGACTCTAGATCTTGTTAGCACAATGGGTATCAAGAAAGATGTTCCGATCATATTGAAGTCTGTTAGATATACTGTTGATTCTGAAGGACCACACGATCAAGATGCAACTCGTGTTGTCATATTTGATTTGACATTTACGGTCAAAGCAATGCTATTTGGTCCTATTTCAGATTCCAAGATCATTAAAAAAGCAAATACGAATATGTATGGTACATTCTCAAGCGGAACATCTGGTGGTTCTTCGATATATGTTCTAGATCTTCAATCGGGGGGATTTAGTTCGTTCAAGACCGGAGAAACAATTTGGCAAGGCACTTCATATGAATTTGCTGATGCAAAAGCTGAAGTCATTGAACATGATACATCAAATAGAAAGCTATACATAAAAAATGTGTATGGATCGAAAAATTCGTTTGGTGCTTTTGTAAGTAATGTAGAAATAACTGGCGCGTCATCTGGAGCTAATTGGAATGTATCGAGTTCGTATGTTTCAAATATCAAACTGGTAATTGCAACAGTTGTTCCAGATCCAACAACTGCAAATGTGAATAGCGACTTTGGATTTACGGAAACGATAATAGAATTTCCCAATACACTAGGATTATAATGAGCAAGATTGATGATAACTTGAGTGAGATATTGAATATCGAACCAGTAAAGAAACAGGAAATAGTTCCTGTTCAAGCAGAACCTCAAAATGATACGCAGACAGATTACGATTTAAGTCGTCAAACAATTCGTAATCTTGTTCGAAAAGGTGAAGAAGCACTTGATGAATTGCTCTTTGTCGCTAAACAAAGCGAAAGTCCAAGAGCATATGAAGTTGTTGCTGGTATGATAAAGAACATATCAGAAGTAACAAAAGAATTGATTGATCTACAAAAGAAAATGAAAGAATTGAATGAAGATACACCAAAGTCTTCTAGCGGCGTAAATGTACAAAATGCAGTATTTGTTGGATCAACAGCAGAACTTCAAAAACTATTAAGACAAAACAAAGAACAACAGACCGATGGCTGATACTATTGCATATATGTCCAATCCGAATCTTAAGCGCGCAGGCGTCAAGATTGAGTGGACTGAAGATCAAGTCAAGGAATATGTGAGATGTTCCGAAGATCCTGTTTACTTTGCATTGAACTATATCAAGATTGTCAACGTCGATGAAGGTCTTGTTCCTTTCAAGATGTGGAAATTCCAAAAACACATGCTTGAAACATTTCACAAAAATCGTTTCGTCGTTTGTAAAATGCCACGTCAGGTTGGTAAATCTACAACGATTATCGCATATCTTTTACATCAGATTCTATTTCGTGATAACACAAGTGTTGCAATGCTTGCAAATAAAGGATCAACTGCTCGCGAACTATTGAGTCGTCTACAGCTTGCATATGAAAATCTGCCGATTTGGTTGCAACAAGGAATTGTTACCTGGAACAAGGGTAACATTGAACTAGAAAACGGATCAAAAGTTCTAGCTGCTGCAACATCATCAAGCGCAGTTCGTGGTGGATCATATAACATTCTATTCCTTGACGAATACGCATTCGTTCCAAACAATCAAGCCGATCAATTCTTCAATTCTGTGTATCCTACGATTTCTTCTGGTAAAACATCTCAGGTTCTTGTAGTTTCTACACCTAACGGATTGAATCACTTCTATCGTATGTGGTCAGATGCTACAAATAAGAGAAGCAATTATGTGCCGATTGAAGTTCATTGGTCCGAAGTTCCAGGTCGTGATGAAAGATGGAAAGAAGAAACGATAAGAAACACATCAGTTGATCAGTTTAGGGTCGAGTTTGAAACTGAATTTGTCGGCTCTTCTCATACATTGATATCTGGAGCAAAGCTCAAGACGCTTGTGTTCAACAATCCTGTTCGTCAAGATGGCAAATTGGATATTATTGAAGAACCGCAAAAAGATCATACATATGTCGTTACCGTCGATGTGGCTAGAGGTCAAGGTCTGGATTATTCTGCCTTTTCGGTCATAGATGTTACAACTGTTCCCTATAAACAAGTAGCAAAGTTTAGGGATAAAGAGATATCTCCTCTACTATTTCCAACTTTAGTTTTCAATGCCGGAACTGCTTATAACAATGCCTATGTGCTTGTAGAAATCAATGATATTGGTCAGCAAATAGCTGATATCATACATCATGAACTTGAATATGATAATCTTGTCAAGATACAAATCAAGCCTCGACAAGGTCAACAAATGTCATTTGGTCACACAAAAAAGATACAGTTTGGTGTCAAGACATCTGTGGCTACAAAGAGAATTGGTTGCTCAAACTTGAAAACATTGATTGAAAGTGATAAGTTGCTAATCATGGATTCAGATACCATCATGGAATTGATGACTTTTGTTGCAACTCGCGAATCTTTTGCTGCGGAAGAAGGTAGTCATGACGATTTAGCTATGACTCTAGTGCTTTTTGCTTGGTTTATAGCTCAAAGAAACTTTAGAGAGTCTTTAAGCGGAGACATTCGCACAGTGCTTCAAAAAGAACAACTAAATATATCACAAGAGGACATTGTCCCCTTTGGTGTGGTAGATGATGGTTTAGATCGCATAGATTTGATGGATAATATTGACAGACAAGAAAGATTATGGGTTGAGGACAGACGATTAAAAGCGCCATTAGATAGTTATGACTATGATTGGAGAGGTCGCTGGTGAAAACTGCAATTTCTATAAATATTTGATACAAGCATCAAAGATCTCTACTTCTGAAAGGAGTAAACAATGGCATTTCAATTGAGTCCGGGCGTAGTTACTACTGAAATTGACCTAACTACTATAATTCCTGCCGTCTCTACTACAAACGGCGGTTTTGTGGGTGATTTCGAATGGGGTCCTGCCAATACGATCATAACCCTTGATAGTGAAAACACCCTTGTCAACATTTTTGGCAAGCCAACAAATAATTCAGCTATTTCATTCTTTTCTGCTGCAAGCTTCTTGGCATATGGCAACAACTTGAAAGTTGTTCGCGCAATCAATTCTAGCTCAAAAAATGCTACAGCAAACGGAACTGGTGTATTGATCGAAAACAACGATCAGTGGTTCAATACATACAGAGCAACAACTACAGCAAATAGTGGCTGGGGTAATACCAATTTCATTGGCGTTGCCGCAACACATCCGGGTGCCCTAGGAAACTCAATCAAAGTAGCATACTGCCCAGCAGGAAATGCATCTCTATTCTCATCTTGGGCATATAACTCATTCTTTGATGCTGCACCCGGCACATCACAATATGCTGCTTCAAAAGGAGCAGCAAACGACGAAATTCACGTTGTTGTCATTGACGCAACAGGTCAAATCGCAACGGGCGGAACCCCAGCGGGTACAAATGCTGCTGGTGCAGTTCTAGAAACTTGGAAAAATCTATCAGTCGCATCTGACGCTAAAAACTGGGACGGTTCACCAAACTTCTACGGTGATGTTCTGGCTTCTCAATCAAACTGGATTCGTTGGCTATCACATCCTGCTAACACAACAAATTGGGGAACAGTCGCAACAAGCGGCGTAACATATGTTGGTGTTGGTGGATTGTCATCTGGAGTAGCAAATGGAACAACGCTATCTGGTGGCGTATATGCTTCAGCAACTGATGCAAATAAGCAAGTTTCTTGGGATAAACTAAAAGACGGCGATTCAGTTGATGTTTCATTGTTGATTACTGGTGATGCAAGCGGAACCGTAGCACAATATATCATCGACAATGTCGCTGAATATAGAAAAGACTGCGTTGCATTCTTGTCTCCATCTTCAGCTAATGTGGTCAATAATCCGGGTAGCGAAGTAACTGCAATTACCACACAAAAGAACACAAACATCTTTCGTTCATCTTCTTATGCAGTATTTGATTCCGGTTGGAAGTACATGTTCGACAAGTACAACAACGTGTATCGTTGGATCCCTCTAAATGCAGATATTGCAGGACTATGCGCTCGTACTGACACCACAAATGATCCTTGGTTCTCTCCAGCAGGATTAAACCGCGGTCAGATCAAAAATGTCGTAAAGCTTTCTTGGAATCCAAACAAGACAAATCGTGATGATTTGTATAAGATTGGCGTAAATCCTGTTGTTGCGTTCCCTGGTGAAGGAACGGTATTGTTTGGTGACAAGACAATGTTGACTAAGCCTTCAGCATTTGAACGCATTAACGTTCGTCGTCTATTCATTGTTCTTGAGAAAGCAATTGCTACAGCAGCAAAGTATTCTCTATTTGAATTCAACGATGAATTTACACGTTCACAATTTGTCTCTCTAGTTGAACCATTCTTGAGAGACGTACAAGGTCTTCGTGGAATTTATGATTTTAGAGTTGTTTGCGACGAAACAAACAATACTCCAGAAGTTATTGATCGTAATGAATTTATTGGTGACATTTACATCAAGCCTGCACGATCAATCAACTTCATTCAATTGAACTTCGTTGCTGTTAGAACTGGCGTAGCATTTGAAGAAATAGTTGGAAGATTCTAATAAATAGAAAATAAAACGGGAGTATTTTAGATGCCTTTTAATATTCAAGAATTTCGCACAGCAATGAATTATGATGGGGCAAGACCAAATCTGTTCGATGTAAGCTTGACCCTTCCTGCTGGTATTCTTGGAGCTGCTGGTTTTAGTCGTGAATTCACGTTCATGTGCAGAACTGCGCAGCTACCTGGATCATCAATTGGTTCAGTAGTTGTACCATACTTTGGTCGTGAAGTAAAGTTTGCAGGAAATAGAGTGTTTCCTGATTGGGCAGTTACGGTAATCAATGATGAAGATTTTCTAGTCAAGAACTCATTTGAAAGATGGCTAAGTGCTATCAATCAGCACGAATCAAATAGAAGATCACCAACTTTTGTGAATTCAAGAAACTATTCAGTACAAGCAACTGTTAGACAATTTGGAAAAACTGGATTTCCTATCAAAACATACAAGTTTGTAGGAATGTTCCCAATTGACGTTTCACCAATCGATCTTGATTGGGGTGCAAACGATACAATTGAAGAATTCGCAGTAACATTCCAATATCAGTACTGGTTGTCAGATACTACTGACGGTAGAGCATAATTTTTTTGCATCTTATATCATGATATTTTTGAAGGGAAAAGTAAATGGCTAATTGGAAGTTATTTGGGTTTCAAATAACAAACGAAAAGACCAAGAAACAGGAAGAGCCAAAAGACATTTCTAACATAACAGAAAAGTCTTTTGCTCTTCCTCAAAATGACGACGGTGCCGTTACGCTTCAGACAGGGGCGTATTTTGGCACCTATGTCGATTTGGAAGGTGTTGTTCGTAACGAAATCGAACTCATCACACGCTATCGTGAAATGGCAATGCAGCCAGAACTTGAAACTGCAATTGATGACATCGTCAATGAAGCAATCGTCATGCAGGGTCACGAAGAACCTCTAACAATCAATATTGATGATCTAAAAGTATCCGATACTATAAAAAAGAGAATTCGCGAAGAATTTGAAAATATTCTTAGAATGTTGAACTTTGGTAATATGGGTTCAGAACTATTTCGTCGTTGGTACATTGACGGAAGAATGTTCTACCATGTCGTCATTGATGAAACTAGACCAAGAGATGGTATCAAGGAACTAAGATACATTGATCCAAGACGTATTCGTAAAGTTCGTGAAATTCAAAAAATGAAAGATCCTGCAACAGGCGGCGATATCATCAAGACGGCTCGCGAATACTATCTCTATAATGAACGTGGTATTATTGGCGCACATTCAAATCTTGGTATGAGAATTGCACCAGATGCAATCGTCAACGTAAATTCTGGTTTGATGGATTCTCGTCGTGCAATGGTTCTATCATATTTGCACAAGGCCATCAAGCCACTAAACCAGTTACGTATGGTCGAAGACGCAACTGTCATTTATCGTTTATCTCGCGCACCAGAACGTCGCGTGTTCTACATCGACGTAGGCAACTTGCCTAAGGTCAAGGCTGAACAATATCTTCGCGACATCATGGTCAAGTATCGTAACAAGCTTGTGTATGACTCAAGTACAGGCGAAATCAGAGATGATCGCAAGCATCTATCAATGCTTGAAGACTTTTGGCTACCTCGCCGTGAAGGTGGTAAAGGTACAGAAATTCAAACTCTTCCAGGTGGTCAAAATCTTGGCGAAATGGAAGATGTCAAGTACTTTGAACGCAAGCTATACAAGTCTCTTGGCATTCCAATTTCTCGTTTGGAAATGCAACAAGGTTTCTCTATTGGTAGAGCGTCTGAAATTACAAGAGACGAATTGAAGTTCTCAAAGTTCGTGTTTAGACTTCGCAACAAGTTTTCAACTTTGTTTGATGAAGCTTTGCGTGTGCAACTATCATTGAAGGGAATTTGCACAGTCGAAGAGTGGGATTATTTCAAAGAAAATATCTATTACGATTTTATAACGGACAATAATTTTGAAGAGCTAAAGAAAGCAGAATTGATTCAAAATCGTATAACGGTACTTCAATTTGCAGATCCTTATATTGGTAAGTATTTCTCTACTTTATGGGTTCGTAAGAACATTCTGAATCAAACAGATGATGATATACAAGAAATTGATCAACAAATTGCTGTTGAACAACAAGCGGCCATGGAACAACAACAAGCAATGGATCAACAAATGCAGCCAACGAGTCCGTTGGCACCTCAACCAGATGGGACTACACCACAAGTTGATGTCAATACTGCATTTCAAAATACAACCAATCCTGGAGAGTCGGCATTGGATAATGCTGTCAAAACTCAGCTAAAAGTTGAGGATAAATCCAATCTAAATAATATACTAAGAGTAATAAAAAATCGAAGAGAAGTTTTATGAGCAAAGAAATTACAAAAAAAATTGTCGAGGACATTTACGGCAATCGATTTGTTTCTTTGAAAGAAGATTTTTCCACAATAATCTCACAAAAAGCTACATCTTTATTGGAAAATATGAAGATTGAAGCTGCAAAAGCTTTATTCAATAAAAAGATGGTCAATGAAGGACCTAATGATCCAGTGGGTTCTGTGCAAACAAGAGGTGGAAATTATCCTGTTTATAGAAGACCATCTGATCCAGCACAAAGTTTTCGTTCTGCTTTCGCGGACGCAGTAGATCGTGGTGATACAACATTTCCATGGAGAGCTGCTGACAATGTAGAAAGAACATATAGCACTGGTAGACAACAGAGACCTGCACCAGCTGCAGCACAACAACCATCAGGCGGACAATCACCAAATCCAGCAGCATCACAAACACCAACACCTGCTCCAGCAGCAAGTCAGCCTCAAATTCCTATGCCATCAGCACATCCAGATGCGGCAGATGCATCACAGCCAGTTTCAAGATCATCTGGATCGCATGGCTCTTCAGATAGAGCAGACAGAGAACCAATTACCAGATCATATGTTGGTGTTGCTGCTGAAAGGGGTGCAGTCGATTCATTCTTACAATCAAGAAGAAATGTTTAAGGTTATTAGAAATGAAAAAAGAAATAATAGAAAACATCTATAATCAAAATTATGCTTCTCTTAAAGAAGATATATCTAAAGTTATTTCTGAAAAAGTAATTTCAATTTTAGAGCATAAAAAGGTTTATGCTGGTAAAAAGTTTTTCTCATTGAACGAAGGTGATTCTGAAGATAAGTCTTGGGATCGAACATTAGATTATGCAAGACTAGGAAGATCAGCACCTACTGTATCAACTCATACAGGACAAGAGTATTCTTCTGTTAGTGATTGGTTAAAAGATGCGAAAGATCAATTTAGTGGTAAAGCACCTTCACGAGATGTTGCCTCACAAAAAAAACCAACTCAACCAAGTCAAATAGAAGCTCCTGCTTTAATAATGCCTTCTGCACCTTCTACTTCTGCTGGCCCAAGTGAGCCTGGATATACACCACCAGTAGCCCCTGCACCAGCACCTGCACCAAGACCTGCGGCTCCTTCTAGACCAGCACCTAGACAAGCACCTGCACCTGCACCTGCGCCAGCTGCACCTGCACCTGCGCCGGCATCGGCATCAAGACCAGTGCCTGGAGCAGCTGACACCTCTCAGCCACAAGGTGGTTCTGGAGTAAATCAGTGGAGACAAGCTGATAGAGCTAAACAAAAAGAGCGTGAAAATCAACCCAGTGGAGCATCTGCAGCAGATGCCTTGACAGCTGCGGCTTCGGCAGCAGGTGCCTCTTTATTAAAGCGTTTGATGTCAAAATCCAAAACATCAACGCCACCTGAACTTGCTGCACTACCAAAACCTAAAGCCCCTCTCGCTTTACCTGCACCACCTCGTGCTTTACCTGCACCAAGAAGTCAAGAAGCACCATCTTCACAATCATCAAGAAGTGAAACAGGAACTCAACGTAGAGAACGTTCATGGTATAAAGACCCAGCAACTGGTCGATATGTAAGTCCAAGCAACCCTGCTTATAATCCCGCACAACCTACTGTTAATCGTGACGCAGCAACAGGTCAATGGAGATCAAGAGTGGGTAGTGCGCCATTAGGAAATCCATTTTCAGGTGGTGCTGGACCACAACCCCCTATAGAATCTAAGGGAAGAATTACAAGACCACCTACAAGCTAAGAGAGATAATCAAATGAGCAATCAAGTAAAAAAAGAAATTGTTGAAGACATCTATAATCAGAAATATGCTTCTTTAAAAGAAGATATATCTGGGATTATTTCAAAAAAAGCAGTATCTACACTAGAAAATATGAAATCTGATGTAGCTAAAAAGTTTTTTCAGGCAAAATAAATATAAAAATGAAGACAATCAAAAGCTTTTTTTCCGAATCAATAACTAAAGAAGACAAGACATTGATCAAAGAGGATCATTATATTGATCCTCCAAATATCATTATCTTAAAACGCAAAGCTATTCGCGTTTTTCCAGATGGGAAAAGAGTTGCTCTATACTATGCAGATAAGATTGATCAATATGTAAGCATTCCATATCATGGACCAAATTTTGGTAAAAAAGACATCGTCCAATTCAATCAATTCAATGAAGAATGGGTACCAAGAGGTAACATTGGTGTATTAATGCAAATAGTAGAAAATGGTGAACCTTTAGATGTCTCTTTTGAAGATAATTTGTCAATGAAAGTAGATGCTATGACTGCACAAGCAATCGTTAATCTTTATAATAATGTAAATACGACCAATAAATATAAAATTGAAAGAATGGTAAACAAAGACAAAAATAGTTTTGCAAAAGTTGCCGCCTTTGCTCATGGCGCACATACAGGATTATAAGAAATGGCAAATACATCACAAAAACTAATTGATTCTGAAAGAAGAGTCGTTTATAAATGGACGGGCAATACTGCTGAAGCAGCTGTTGTAAAAATTGATGCAGGTGCATTGAATTTTTCATTAAATGCGAATAATCAGCTTCTTGGATCAGGAACTGATCGCAAATCAATTTATCGTTTAGCTCTAAAGAAAGTGATTTATGACGTTGCTCCAGGTCAAGCGTCAGGAAATGGTTATGTTGAGTTGTATTGGACTGGCACACCAAATCAAACAATGTTGACATTGTCAGGTCGAGGACAAATGGACTTTGCAGAAGGTGGCGATGGTATTGTTATTACAAACAATGCAACTGGTGCCGGAGCAAATGGGAATGTTGGTCTACAAACGATAAATTTTGCTTCTACAGGTTGTTCATATACGATCATCGCAGATTTTAGAAAATATTCAAGCGACTACGGATCATTTGGGAGCTAATTAATGTCATCAACAAGAAATTTAGTCGATTCAATAATTTCAGATAATCTAAATGAAGCTTCCGAAAATCTTTCCGAATCTTTTGTAGAAATTTTGAAGCAAAAATTGGTAGAAGCAAAAAAGATTGTTGCCGCAAAGTATGATATTGCAGAACTTGCAGAACAAATTGAGAATATGAACGAAGGTAATGTCATTAACAATGGTCGCTTCAAGATTATCAAGGCACGAATTCGTGCTGGAAAAGTTCAACGTCGTGTAAAAAGATCTGCTGTTCCTGGCATGACAATACGCGGCGGAAAGCTTATTCGTATGACACAAGCCGAAAAAAGAGCAAGAAAGATGGGTGCTCGTCGTGCAAAAGTCAAGCGTCGTGCTAAACTATTTCGCGCACTACAGAAGCGCAAACGTTCAATGATGAAAAGAAAGGCTTTAGGTATAAGATGAAGCTTATAAAAGAAGTTGTAGAAGAAGTACGCTATCTGACCGAAGAAAATACAACAGGTCAAAAAGAACATTTTATTGAGGGCGTATTCCTACAAGCTGAACGTCAAAATAGAAATGGTAGAGTATATCCAATGGATATTCTACAAAGAGAAGTACAAAGATATACTTCTAATTACATCATGCAAAATCGTGCATTTGGTGAACTTGGTCATCCAGATACTCCAACGATCAATTTGGATCGCGTATCACACATGATCAAGGATTTGAGACAAGAAGGCACGAATTATGTGGGTAAAGCTAAGATACTAGACACTCCTTATGGAAAAATTGTGAAGAATTTGATTGATGAAGGCGCCAAGTTGGGTGTATCTTCTAGAGGATTAGGTTCACTAAAGGCCAGAAACGGCGTGAATATGGTACAAGATGATTTTTATCTGGCTACAGCAGCAGACATTGTTGCAGATCCATCAGCTCCAGATGCATTTGTAAGAGGCATCATGGAAGGCAAGGAATGGGTAATTGATAATGGTCAATGGAAAGAAGTTGACTATGATCATGCAAAAAAAGCTTTGAATGAGGCAAGTAGACGAGATTTTGAAGATGTCGCACTACGCCAATTCAAAAACTTTCTTTCAAAACTTTAATTATTATAAATAGTCAAATATAAAGGAGTAATAGTAAACATGGCAAAGAAAAATCTAGCTGAAGCAGCTGCAGCCATTCTTTCAGGCAACATGGCTTCTTTGGCACCAATGTCAAGAGTATCTGAACCTTTTGGTTCAACAGGTCCAAATCCTTCAGTTGGCACACCTGGTCAAGAAGGTCATCCAGCACTAGTTCAGCCTGCTATTGCTTCTGCTGATGAGGCTGGCATCACAAGGGCTATTGCTGCAGTTGGCGGAGCAAAGCCACCAGGAGCACAGCCAGCACCTGCTTCTAAGGAGTCTATGAAAGGCGCTTCTCCTCAAATGGAAGAAGAAGAGGAAGAAGAAGACAAGAAAATGATGAAGGAAGAGGAAGACGAAGAAGAAGAAAAGCACACCAAGAAGAGCAAGAAAGAAGACGATGAAGATTATGAAGAATATTCCATGAAGGAAGATCTTGACGCTCTTTTCCATGGTGAAAATCTTTCTGAAGACTTCATGAACAAGGCTGCAGTAATCTTTGAAGCAGCTGTAAATGCAAAAGCAAAAGAAATTGAAGAACAAATTCAAGAACAGTATGCAGAAATCCTAGAGCAGGTTTCTGAACAACTCAAGGAAGAAATGACCGAAAAAGTAGACGACTATCTAAATTACGTCGTTGAAGAATGGGTCAAGGAAAACGAGTTGGCAATTGAATCTGGTCTTCGTTCCGAACTAACCGAAGACTTCATTGCAGGTCTTCGTAATCTGTTCGTAGAACACTACATTGATATTCCAGAAGAAAAGGTGAGCGTTGTTGAGGAAATGACAGCTCATGTCGTTGAACTGGAAAACAAGCTAAACGAACAAATTGCTGCCACAATTGAAATCAATAAAAATCTAAATGAATACAAAAAAATGGAAGCAATTTACGATATTTGCGAAGGTCTAACTGCAACTCAAATTGAGAAGCTAAAGTCATTGTCGGAAGGCATTGAGTTTACAAGCATTGAAGACTTCGTAGACGGTCTCAAGACACTACGCGAAAACTATTTCCCTGCAGCAGTATCATCAAAGTCAAATAACGTAAGACTTGATGAAGAAACAGATGTTGTGGAACAAGCCCAGAGTCTTGCAGAACAAAAACAAAAAGAAAACAAGACAGGTGCAGATCCAATCATGGACGCATATGTCAAGTCAATTAGTCGCACAGTTTTAAAATAATAATTCAAAAGGAGTTTACTAAAAATGCAACTTACTGAACAACTAGTCAACAAGTGGGGTCCTGTTCTGGATCATCCAGAACTTCCAAAGATCGCGGATCCTTACAAGAGAGCTGTTACAGCTATGGTTCTTGAAAACCAGCAGATTGCTTCTTCTCAGCAAGCAGCATTCATGGGCGGTGATCGTTCATTCCTATCTGAATCAGCTCCAACAAACGCAACTGGCTCTTCAATCAGCAACTACGATCCGATCTTGATCTCGCTGGTTCGTCGTGCCCTTCCAAACTTGATCGCATACGACATCTGCGGCGTTCAGCCAATGACAGGTCCAACAGGCTTGATCTTCGCAATGCGTTCAAAGTTTGACTCACAGACTGGAACAGAAGCTCTCTTCAACGAAGCTAACACAAAGTTCTCAGCTGCAAACAAGCTTGGTGCAAACGGTGCATCACAGAATCATCAGACTTCTACACCAGGAATTGAAGACTATACTCTTTCCAACACTGGTAACGGTATGACAACAGCTCAGGGTGAAGCTCTTGGCGACTCTGGTACAAACCTATTTGCTGAAATGGCATTCTCAATCGAAAAAGTTACAGTAACTGCTCGTGAGCGTGCATTGAAGGCAGAATACACTCTAGAACTTGCTCAGGACTTGAAGGCAATTCATGGTCTTGATGCAGAAACTGAGTTGGCAAACATTCTGTCAACCGAAATTCTTGCAGAAATCAACCGTGAAGTAATCCGTACAGTGTATTCTACAGCTGTACTTGGTTGCTCAGCTGGTACAACAACAGCAGGAACATTCGACCTAGACACCGACTCAAATGGTCGTTGGTCAGTTGAAAAGTTCAAGGGTCTGATCTTCCAGATCGAACGCGAAGCAAACGTAATCGCTCGTGCAACCCGTCGTGGTAAGGGTAACCTAGTAATCTGCTCATCTGACGTTGCTTCTGCAATGGCAATGGCAGGCGTACTACAGTATACCCCAGCACTTCAGGCTGATCTACAGGTAGACGACACAGGCAACACATTTGCCGGTCTTCTACACAACCGTATCAAGGTCTACATCGATCCTTACTACGGTTCAACAACAGCAGGAACAAACACATCTGAACTAGTAACAGTTGGTTATAAGGGTACATCACCTTATGACGCTGGTCTGTTCTACTGCCCATATGTTCCTCTACAGATGGTTCGTGCAATCGGACAAGACACATTCCAGCCACGTATCGGATTCAAGACACGTTACGGAATGGTCGCAAATCCATTTGCTGAAGGTGTAACAGCAGGTCTTGGACGCCTATCAAATCGTTCAAACGTCTACTATCGTATCTTCAAGGTTTCAAACCTTCTGTGATCTGAAGAACAATAAGAAAGCGTTACTACAACTTGAGGGGGAACTTCGGTTCCCCCTCTTTTTGTTCATAAATACTACAGAGGTAAGTTATGGCAAAATTAAATCAACAACCAACAAATACAAGTTTTCTTCAGGCGACAAAATTTCAGTTGTCGTTTACAAGACTTCCTAATCTAATATATTTTTGTCAAAACTTTAGTCTACCAGGATTATCAATGTCCGAAGTGACTAGAAGCACCCCATTTGTTGACTATTACTTGCCAGGTGATAAAGTAAGATATGAACCATTCGATGTCTCATTCTTGATAGATGAAGACCTACGCTCATGGCTTGAAATTCATAATTGGATTATTGGTCTTACATTCCCTAAAAACTTTGAACAACATCGTCGCTTGATAAAAGAAAATAAAGATTTTGGCGGAACAACCAGCGATGCAACAATGACAATCATGTCAAATAAAAATACACCAAATATTCGTGTCACGTTTAGAAACTGCTATCCCACATCAGTATCATCTATAGGGTTCAATTATACCGCCGATGCAAACACAATACTATCTGCGCGTGCATCATTCAGATATACCTATTTTGATGTTGACATTCTTTGAGTTTTAGTGTATATTGCACTAATATTCCAAGGAATTTATATTATGATCAAGAACATAGATGACCTAATGGAGTCGTGGAAAAAAGACTCACAGATCGATAGTACGGAACTTGGTACAGAATCCATTCGCCTATCGTCCCTGCATTCAAAGTACATAGAAGTGTACAAGACGCAAAAGATGCGTTGTCAAAAACTTCAATTTGATCTCAATAAACTTACCAAATTGAAGTGGAGATATTACGACGGTAAGCTGAACGGAACAGATGAACTGACTGAACTTGGTTGGGAGCCAATGCGTGAAAAGTATCTTCGCGCAGACATAAGCACAATGATATCTGGCGATGATGATGTGCTAGAAATCCAGACTAAATTAAACTATACGGAACTTTTCGTAGATTGTTGCGAAAAGATCATCAAGGAAATCCATCAGCGAAGCTTCAACTTGAAGAACGCTATAGAATGGCAGAAGTTTACACAAGGTGTCTGAAAAAATAATCGTAGCAAAAAAAGATGAAGCATACATAATGATCTCTTGCGAGCGCGGCGTCGCTCGCGAAATATCAGAATATTTTACATTCTATGTTCCTGGATATCAATTTACTCCAGCATTCAAAAGTAGAGTGTGGGATGGCAAGATACGTTTGTATGATACTAGAACATCCACACTGTACTACGGACTCATAACACATCTTGAGTCATTCGCTAAGGAAAGAAAATACACCCTTGTCTATGATGATGAGGTTCTTCAAACGACATCCTTCTCCCTTCACGAAGCAAAGGAATATGCCGACTCCCTGCATATACAAAGTCGTAACAAAGATATTGACGCTCGCGACTATCAGATTGAAGCGTTCGCGTATTCCATACGTAATCGTAGACAAATGCTTATATCTCCAACAGCATCAGGTAAATCATTAATAGCATATCTTATCACAAGATACATGACCGATCAAGACAAAAAAGGTCTAATTATCGTACCAACGACATCTCTTGTCGAGCAGCTATATTCAGATTTCCAAGATTACTCTACAAAGAATGGCTGGAGTGTAGAAGAAAATATCCACAGAATTTATTCTGGTCGTGAAAAGTTTTCCGACAAACTTGTCACAATCTCAACATGGCAATCTTTGTATACACTACCCAAGCACTACTTCAACTACGAGTGGGTGATTGGAGACGAAGCACACAATTTCAAAGCCAAGTCATTGACAACGATCATGACAAACTTGGACAAAGCATCTCTACGAATTGGCATGACAGGTACACTCGACGGAACAAAGACGCACAAGCTTGTTCTTGAAGGTCTTTTTGGACCAGTGCGAAAGACCGTGACCACAAAAGAACTAATCGATAAGAAACAGCTCTCGGACTTTGAGATCAAGTGTCTTGTGCTAAAATATCCGGAAGAGATTTGTCGTCTTCTAAAAGATGCCAAATATATCGATGAGATGAAATATCTTGTTACCAGCGATGCTCGAAACAAGTTTATTCGTAATTTGGTTCTCTCGCTAGAGGGGAACACATTGATTCTTTTCCAATATGTAGATAATCATGGAAAGGGATTGCACAAGTTGATTGAAGAAAAAGCTGATGGAAGAAAAGTCTTTTTCGTTCATGGTGGAACGGAAACTGAGACCAGAGAAGATATTCGTGCGATTGTCGAGAAAGAAAACAATGCAATCATTGTTGCATCTTATGGAACATTCTCTACAGGTATCAACGTTCGCAATCTACACAATATCATATTTGCCTCTCCATCAAAGAGTCGAATTCGAAATCTGCAATCAATTGGTAGAGGTCTTCGACTAGGAGACAACAAGAAAAAAGCTGTGCTTTTTGATATTGCGGATGATCTAAGATATAAGAAACATGAGAATTTTACCTTGAAACATTTCCAAGAACGTGTTAGAATATACTCCGAAGAACGTTTTGAGTTCAAACTATATAATATAGAAATCAAGGTATAAAAATGGAAATACTCTACATAAAGTTAAAGAATGGAACTGACATCATCTCCAATACTTCGATTGAAGGTAATGATGTCACTCTAGAGAATCCAATGGCAATTAGACAGTATGCAGATCCTACTGGTCGTATTCTATTGTCGTTTCAGGAGTGGGTACCATCAGACTTTGTCGAGACTAGTTCCTTTGTCATTAGCAAGGAAGAGACTATCGTGATTTCAAGTACATCTCTTCGCACTAAGGAATTCTATAAAGAGTGTCTTCAAAAGAATGAAGCGAGTGATATGGATTCAGATCACGATGATGAGGAAGACGAAGAAGCATCAGATGCATATTCAAGTCTCATCAAGCTACTAAACAATCAAAAGAGATTATTGCATTGAGCTGAACACTAGAAGTGTATCGCTTTGTCAAGTGAAAGTCAAGGAAAATCGTCATGAAAAAAACCCCATCTAATCATTATGTCAATAACGAAGAATTCCTATCCGTCCTCATCAAATATCAAAAGGCGGTTAGGAAAGCAAAACGAAACAAGGAAGAGAAGCCCCCCATACCAAATTACATAGGGGAATGCTTCATGAAGATTGCCGAGCATCTATCGTATAGACCAAACTTTGCAAACTACTCATACCGAGACGAAATGATTGCCGATGCAATCGAGAATTGTCTCATGTATTTCGAGAATTTTGATCCAAAGAAATCGAAGAATCCGTTTGCATATTTCACTCAAATAGTGTATTATGCTTTCATTCGTAGAATCTCTAAAGAAAAGAAACAACAATACGTCAAATACAAGTCTCTGGAAAATTCAAGAATATTTGATGACATTACTGGTGAAGATCTTGAACTTTTGGGTACAGAGATTAAATCTAGCGTTGTTAAAGGTCAGGAAATATACGACAACATGGCCGAGTTCATTGAAAATTTTGAACAGAGTCGAAAGGTAAAGAAAGAAAAGTCTACCAAAAAAACAGGAATAGAAAAGTTTTACGAAGGAGATACAAATGGCTGAACAAGAGTCATTACCAAGTCAGATTGAATACTTGATGAAAAACATGCTGGATCAATCGCAAGATGTTTGGAAGAGACAAAACTTTCGTCAACGTCTTGTGCGTATGCGCGATCTTATGAATGACAAGATAGCAAAGTATGATGCAGAGTATGCCAAAGCCAATCGCAATGTAACTCCTTTCAAGAGAGCGTCCAAGTGAAGATTGCTCTCATTAACGATACTCATGCTGGCGCAAGAAATGATTCTCTTGCGTTTGATGATTATTTTTTTCGTTTTTGGGACAATGTCTTTTTTCCATATCTCAAGGAAAACAACATAGACACAGTCATTCATCTTGGCGATATCGTTGATCGTCGCAAGTTCATCAACTATGTCATCCTCAATCGTTGGAGAAACAAGTTCTTTGGTCGTCTAAAGGAGATGAATGTAAAGCTGCATGTATTGGTAGGAAACCATGATGTTCCATACAAGAATACAAACGATATCAATGCGATTGAAGAACTTTTTGAACAGAGTGATACCATTCGAGTTTATAAGGAACCTTGCGACATCTCTATTGATAATTTTGACATTTGCCTGTTACCTTGGATTAACGTCGAAAATCAGCAAAGAACTCTTGACCACATCAAGGCAAGCAGAGCACAGGTAGCATTTGGTCATCTTGAGATAGCTGGATTTGAAATGGATCGCGGTAATGTTTGTCGCGATGGAATGAATCGTTCGGTATTTGACAAGTTTGAAATGGTTCTTTCTGGTCATTTTCACCACAAGTCTACAGATGGTCATATTGTTTATCTAGGCAATCAATATCAAATGACATGGGCAGACTATGATGATAAGCGTGGATTCCACGTGTTTGATACAGATACAAGGGAACTGGCATTCGTTGAAAATCCATATCAAATGTTCTTCAAGATTACATATGATGACAAGAACGATTTGGACTTCGATAAGTTGAAAAAGCTTGATTTCAGCGAGTACACAGGAACATATGTGAAGATTTTGGTTTTGCACAAGACCAATCCATTCTTGTTTGAGCGATTCATGCAAAAGTTGATCGATGCTGCTCCTTTGGACATAAGCATCGTGGAAGACTTTTCCGATTTGACAAATAAGGACGATAGTGATATCATAGATGAAGGTGAAGATACCATGACCATACTTGATAAGTATGTCGATGGTCTTCAAATGGATTCTGCTGATAAACTCAAATCAATTCTCAGAGAACTTTATCTGGAAGCAATAAATTTGGAAAAAGTATGATACTCTTTGAAAAAGTTCGTTGGAGAAACTTTCTTTCTACAGGAAATGACTTCACGGAGATTACACTAAACAAATCTCCTACAACACTAATCGTAGGAAACAATGGAAGCGGAAAGTCAACACTCTTGGATGCGTTGACTTTCGCTCTATTTGGTAAACCATTTCGCGGTATCAATAAGCCAGGGCTATTGAATAGCGTCAATGAAAAAGACTGCGTTGTCGAGATAGAGTTTATAATAGGTAAGAAATCCTACAAGATCCTTCGCGGAATCAAGCCGGGCAAGTTTGAAATCTATTGTGACAATGAACTAGTCAATCAAGATGCGTCTTCGCGAGATTACCAAGAGTATCTTGAAAAGTTCATTCTCAAGATGAACTACAAGTCGTTTACCCAGATCGTAGTTCTTGGTTCATCTACCTTTGTTCCGTTCATGCAGTTGTCTGCTGCAGATCGTCGTGCAATCATAGAAGATCTTTTGGATATACAAATCTTTTCGTCCATGAATGTTGTATTGAAGCAAAAGCTTCAAGCAATCAAGGATGAGATGAGTGACGTTTCTCATCGTAGGGAAGTTGTAAAGGTCAAGATCGAATCAACGAAAAAGTTGATCAATGAGATTACCAATACAAAAACTCTTCATATTGAAAAGACACAAAGAGACATTGCAAATAGCAAATCTCAAATAGTTACTTTGGAAAAAGAAAAGGCGTCTCTTGATCAAGAGATCGTTAAGCTTCAATCTGAAGTCGTTGGTGAGAAGAAGCTGGTTGGCAAGTCCAACAAGCTAAACAGTCTCATCGTCAAGATACAAGACAATGCCGAGAAGGCACAGAGCGAAATTAATTTCTATGAAACCAATGATGATTGCCCGACATGTCGTCAATCAATTAGCGAAGATTTCAAGAAAACCCAGATTCAGACATTTCAAGACAAGATTGCAGAATACGGCAATGGTCTTAAGGAAATAGATAATGAATTGGAGAAGATCAATACGCAAATTGCTCAGATCCAAAAGACGTTGAAAAAGATAAAGGACAAGACATTCAAGTCTCAGGAAAAAAATGCAACTATTACTGCAGTCAATGGTTATATCCAGAAGCTACAAAAAGAAATTGATACCATTGAGCAGAACAAGACAATAGACACAACGCATACTGATGATCTAAAAGCACTTGAAAAGCAACTGAATGATCTTGTTGAAGACGAGAAGAGATTGGTCAATGATAAGCATCATCATGAACAAGTTTCTATTCTACTGAAAGATACTGGTATCAAAACCAAGATCATAAAGCAATATCTTCCAGTCATGAACAAGCTAATCAACAAGTATTTGAGTAGCATGGAGTTCTATGTCAATTTCAATATCAATGAAAGCTTTGAGGAGGTCATCAAGTCTCGCCATCGTGATGAATTTGCCTACGAGAATTTCTCCGAAGGCGAAAAGCAAAAGATCGATCTGGCACTACTATTCACTTGGAGAGCAATTGCCAAGATGAAGAATAGCGTGAATACCAATTTGCTGATACTGGATGAAATCTTTGATAGTTCATTAGACTCAAATGGAACGGAAGAACTACTGAAGATTTTGAACTCCATAAGTAGTGATACCAATGTTTTTGTTATTAGTCACAAGGGCGATATTTTGTTTGACAAGTTTAGATCAATAATCAAGTTTGAAAAGATCAATAATTTTTCAAGGATTGTGAAATGATGTATAATGATGATTCTTCCAATGTTCAAACGCATGCAGTAAAAACCAAGATTGTGACGGTACAACATACTGTGACAGAATTTTGGTTAGAAAATATGTCGATAGACAAGAAGCAGATCTTCGAAGATCTCATAAAAGAAAAACTAGCCAACGAAATGGCTAGAACATTGTTGAAGGAAAATCTTGTACTATTTACAAAAGAATCTCATTCGGATAAATTTGATATGATCTATCGTGCCAGATGTTATTTGGCTGATAAAGAAGATGTGGCTTTGATTGCAAATATCAAGTGAGGATAAGATGATAGAAAACGGAATGCTAAAGATCAATACGGCGGCGCAAACAATAAGACCGTATGAAATATATGATCTAGTCAAATCTACGGATCCAGTATTGAAGCAAGTTTGCAAGCCATTTGATTTTGCAAATCCGCCAATTGATCCAATTCATCTTGCGTCATCTCTTTTCGAGACGATGTTCAAGCATAGTGGTCTTGGTTTGGCTGCGCCGCAAGTTGGCATACCTTATCGTGTATTTGTCGTTGGATATGACAATACGAACAAGCAGGTATTCTTCAATCCAGAAATCATTGAAAGATCTCAAAGAGAAGATGATCATCTTGAAGGTTGCTTGACGTTCAAACGTCTATTCTTCAAAGTTTCTCGTCCACAAGAAATCAAGGTCAAGTATCAACACGTTAGTGGTGAATGGAAAGAAGACAAGTTTACTGGTCTTACCGCTCGTTGCATTCAGCACGAATATGATCATCTTGATGGCATTTGCTTTACCGAGAGAGTTGGTAAAACTACTCTGATGATGGCAAGAGAAAAAGAACGCAAGATGCGTATTAAGATGACTAGAAATGATTCAAAGTGAATTCATGTATTGGGATAATCTCATGATGAGTGATAGTGATTTTTTGCATTGGCTTCGCGATAGACTAATCAATGTTCACGGCGAAGACAACATGAGTGATCATATGATTAGACTATATAAGATTGCAAGGAAATTGGAAGATGATGATTCATATTGGAACGAAATAACGAAAAATAAGTATAGAGAAACCGATTGATTTGATGTATAATACGTTTTTTATGGGATGATATGATGTACCAGAAATATACTGTTGCCGATGTAAAAGAGTCTTCAGCGAGAAGACTGTTCAACGTCATTTCCACATTTGCAGGTGGCGGTGGATCTTCCACCGGCTATCGTCTTGCGGGTGGAAATATCATTGCAATCAATGAATTCGTTGAAGAAGCAATCAAGACATACTCGACAAATTTTCCAGATACAAAGATCATTCCCGGCGACATCAAGAAATTGACAGGTAAGGACTTTCTAGAGACGGCTGGTCTAAAGCCAGGTGAACTTGATTTACTTGATGGCTCACCTCCATGCTCTGCATTTTCTGTTGCTGGCAAGAGAGAAAAGGGTTGGGCTGGATATGTCAAAGATACACGCAATTCATATTTTGACGACGAAGGCAATGTCATTGAAGAAGGTGATATTGAAGTTCAAGAAGGTGTTAAGAAGTACTCGGACGGAAAGACTGTCGAGAGTATTGAAAACCTGTTTCTTGAATTCATTCGCATCGCCGAAGAAATCAAGCCAAAGGTAATTGTTGCCGAGAACGTCAAGGGTATCACTTTTGGTGAAGCTAAAGAAAAGCTGTATGAGTTCATCAACTCGTTTGAAAAGATTGGCTATCAAGTAACATATCAAGTCTTGAATGCCGCAGACTTTGGAGTTCCGCAAGGTAGAGAGCGCACTCTTTTCGTATGCATTCGTGAAGATGTTTGTGATGCTCTAGATTTGAACTTTCTGAATATGCATTCAATCGTGTTTCCTAATCCAACACATACAAAGCATGTGACGCTTCGCCAAGCTATCGAAGATGTAGAAAACGATCCAAATGAGATTCAAGAACTCAAGGACTATGTCATGGGAGGATTTCAAAAAGATTGGATCACGAAACTTCCATTCAATCCTACAAGACACACAAAGCCTTCCGACAAGGAATACCGCGATTGGAATCCAAAGGCATCATGTTTCAACATGATTCGTCCATGTCCAGATCTTCCATGTCCTACGTTGACACAACGTGGACAACAGAAATCTGTCTCAGGTGTATTTCACTATGCCGAAAATAGAAAGTTCACGATCAAGGAATTGAAGCGTATCATGAGTCTTCCTGAGGACTTTGTTCTTACTGGTAATTTTGATCAACAAGCCGAACGTATCGGTCGAATGGTCGCGCCCAAGATGATGGCTGCATTGGCAAGCAGCATTTATGAGAATGTTTTGAAACCATATAATGATAGACAAAATACTATGCGATGAACTAGAAAAATCTTCAAAGGATGTCAACGTCGCTGTACTCTTATCCGGCGGCGTTGATAGCATTTCTGTGGCTCTTGCCGCTCATAGGCTGGGTAAGAAGATCACAGCGTATACTTTTCATCTAAAAGATCAACCAACATATGATGCACAAAAAGCAAATGAAATATGCAACATCATGGGTTGGTCATGCAAGACAATAGAAGTTCCAACTGACAACGTATCAAATGATTTCATGCGTCTTCGTCGTGAAATTGAATGTGTAAAGAAGACACACTATGAATGTTGTTTTCCATTTCTATATGTGTATCCACAAATAGAAGAGACCGAAGTTTTGAGTGGATGGGCAGCTGATGGTTACTATGGCGTATCGAAGAAAGCAAACATACACTATAAGCATACGATGGAAAAATTCAACGAGTTTAGAGAAGACTATTTCAAGATTGATCATCGTGCAGGACATCTTTGGCACAAGAAAATTGCCGATAGACACAACAAGACATTCATAACTCCATATCTCACGGATGCAGTAAAAGAATTCTTTTGGAGCAAAGATTGGTACGAACTCAATCAACCATACCAAAAGCATCATGTAGTAGAAGCATTTGTCGAGTTTGCACAGTTTGGTGGTGTCAAGAAGCATATCAATCTGCAACTGGGATCTGGAATAGATAAATTGTTTGACTCTGTTCTGATACCTGATATAATGATCAACTATCGTAAAAGAAAACGTATCATGGACATTTGCAAGGATTGGAGCAATAGATGACACAGAAATTTACCTTTGCCCAGCGCGAAGAGGGCTTTGATAATCACATTAGTCAGTCAATTCGTGGGTACAATGATCTAATTGGTGATGTCATCAATCTTTCGCAGTACTTTGTTGAAAACGATACCATTGTGTACGATATTGGTTGTTCGACGGGCAAGATGCTCAAGGCAATGATTGAACAGAACAAGACTATTGCTCAGAAAGCCCAATATATTGGCATTGAAATCGAAGAAGATTTCTATCCCCATTTTCAAGAATCTGAAAACAATAACATTCCATCAAATCTTGGTTTTTTCTGCGGTGATGTTCGCGAGGTCGAATTTTCAGCCAAGACTTCATTGGTGACATCAATCTTTACCTTGCAATTCATGCCAAGGCAAGATCGTCAAAATGTCATAAACCAAATTTATGACAGTCTAATTCCTGGTGGAGCATTCATCTTTGCTGAAAAGACTTTGTCGAATCATTCCCTAATTCAGGAGATGAGAACCTTCACATACTATGACTTCAAACGTCAGAGTTTTGAGTATGATGATATCATGACCAAGGAAAAGAAGCTTCGTTCCATGTTGAAGGCAAATACCAGAGATGAATTGATCAATATGTGCATTGAGGCAGGATTCAACAAGAATTCAATTGATACATTCTGGCAAAACTATGCATTTACTGGATTCATTGCCATCAAGGACTAATTCGCAATTCCAATATAGATATGTGGTGGACTAAAAAAGTCCTTGTCTTTACCAAAACAGCAGAGTATACTAACCACATGATGACAGAAAACAGCAACTCCCAAATTCATAGGGAAGCCAAGAGTCAGCTTGCGCGTCTCATGGCAAACGAAAACCTGACCGTCGAGCATCGTGCGGTTCGCACGGCGTATTTTGATGTTGAGAAGCGTCTTCTTGTCCTTCCAATTTGGAAGAACATGACTGGCAACATCTATGATACGCTCGTCGGACACGAGGTCGGTCACGCTCTTGACACTCCGCCGTCAGCGGATATTCTAAAGAATGCCATCGAATCGATTGATGCCAAGAACCCTCGCGGTTCCAAGATGTTTTTGAATGTGATCGAAGACGGTCGCATTGAGAAGCTTGTGCGTCGTCGTTATCCTGGTATGCGTCGTTCCTTCTCCCTTGGCTATAAGGATTTGCTGGATCGCAATTTCTTTGGCACCGCTGGACGTAGCATCAAGTCTTACGGTCTGATTGACCGCATCAATCTTCATTTGAAGCTTGGTTCTGCAATCATCATCGACTTCACTCCGGCTGAAAAGAAGCTGGTTGAAATGGCTGAGAATTGCGAAAGCTTTGACGACGTTGTCAAGGCTGCTCAGGCAATCTATACTTATTGTAAGGAACATAAGGAAGATCAGCCTGAGAATGACGAGGAAAACTATTACGACGATTCGGAGTTCTATCCCGATGAGAGTGGTGAGTTTTCCATGCCGTATGAAGACGAGTCTGGCGAGGAGTCTGGTGAAGAATCTGATGAGGTTGACGATTCTTCTTCGGAAAATTCCGATGACTCAGATGAATCCGACAAGTCTGACGGCAAGACTTCGGATGAAGGTTCTGCTGGTGAATCCGGCAAGGACGATGAAGAGGAGGGTTCTTCTGATTCCGAAGATGATGATTCGGAGACCAGTTCTTCCGACGAAGATGAAATTTCCGATCAGGAGACCAAGTCTCCTCTTGATGAGGGATTTAGACAGAATCCGACTTCCGAGACTCAGGAGTCTTGGGAATCCAAGAAGGATGAACTCGTTAGGGAAGGGACCAAGGGCTATGTTTATGTAAACATTCCCGAGGTCAACGGTCATAATTGGATTGTGCCTTACAAGCAGGTTCATGATGGTGGCAATGGCTTCGTCGGTCTTTCTGAGGTGGCTCGTCGCGGCGACATATATGGATTTATTCCTGGTCATACCAAGGAGCAGGTTCTTGCAGAGTGCATCAAGTTCCGTTCGGAGAACGCTGCGGTAATTTCATACATGGTCAAGGAATTTGAGATGCGAAAGGCGGCTGATACCTATTCTCGCTCGTCAATTTCCAAGACTGGTGTGATCAATACCAACAAGCTGCATACCTACAAGTATAATGATGACCTGTTCAAGCGCATCACCAATGTGCCTACCGGAAAGAATCATGGACTTGTCATGTTCATTGATTGGTCTGGATCGATGACAACTTCAATTTCTGGATTGATTGAGCAGCTTGTAAATATGGTCATGTTCTGCAAGCGTGTTCAGATTCCGTTTGACGTTTATGCATTTTCAAATGTATATGGACATAAGAATATGTCCGCCGAAGAGATCAGTGCTATCGAAGCACGTCAGCATTCATACAAGGATGGTGATTTGCTTATCAATTCAAGCTTGTCTCTGCTTCAGTTGCTGTCTTCAAGGATGAAGGAAGGCGAGTTCAATCAGGCTATTGGTAATCTTCTGATGCTATGCAAGTTCTTTAGGAAAATGAATGCTGCTGTAGATATCAGGCCGTTTACTTTCGGTTCTACTCCTTTGGATGCGACTATTGTTTGTGCGACAAGCATTGTCAATGCTTTTCGTGCGAAGCATAAGCTTCAGATCGTCAACACCGTCATTCTTACCGATGGCGAGGATACAGACAGTATTGAGGTTAGGAACAAGGGCTATAATCCATATACTCAAGATGTGGTTCTTCGTGATACCGTTACCAAGAGTGAAGCTGTTGTCGATAATCTGTGGGATAAATCTGCCACAACGGCAATCTTCTTGAATCGTCTGCGCGAAAGAACTGGAACGAATGTGATTGGATACTATATAAATTCCGGTCGAGTGAATTCCATGTCTTTCTCACAGTATTCAGCAGATCCAAATCAGGTCGAGAAGCTGTATAAGGACTATGTAAAGAACAAGTACATTGAAGTTACCAATCTTGGTTATTCGGTGTACTACATTCTCAAGGCTGAGGAGATGAACATTCAGACCACCGAACTTAATCTTGGTAAGGCAACTACAGCAAAGAGCATTGCGAAGGTCTTTGCCAAGTATTCCAAGAACAAGTTGGACAATCGTATTGTTCTTTCCCGGTTCATTGAGAAAATTAGTGCTTGATTATACCAATCATATATCGTATACTAAATTATAACTTGATAGAGGAAAATATGTCGCTTACGGAAAAGCAGATTGCTTTCATTCGACTGGCTAACCAGAACGGGTATATGACTACCATTTCTCGCAAGGATGCCAAGGAACTTTGCCGCGCTCATAACTTCAAGTGGCCTAGGTGGATCGCGATTGACGATCAGTATCGTCACTCTCGCGGTGTCTATAAACTTCCCAGCATTGGTGCTGTAGAAACTCCTATACCTTCTGTTTCGGAAACTCCTATGCCACAGGCAACTACGATGAATCTTCAGACTATTGGTACAAACATCTCGGAGTCTTTGATTCCGACTCCCAATAAGAATTACGTTCCCTTTGGTAACTTCTCGGATGTTGAGTCGATCATCTCATCCAAGATGTTCTATCCAGTCTATATCACTGGTCTGTCTGGCAACGGCAAGACCATGATGGTCGAGCAGGCTTGTGCCAAGGCTCGCCGCGAGATGGTTCGCGTGAACATCACGGCTGAGACTGACGAGGACGACCTGATTGGTGGTTTCCGTCTTGTCGATGGTCAGACTGTGTGGCATAATGGTCCCGTTGTGATGGCGATGGAGCGTGGTGCGGTTCTTCTTCTGGACGAGGTTGACCTTGGTACCATCAAGCTTATGTGTCTTCAGCCCGTGCTTGAAGGCAAGTCTGTCTTCATCAAGAAGATCAACAAGCTGGTTCAGCCGGCTCGTGGATTTACTGTAATCGCTACTGCAAATACCAAGGGTCGTGGTTCTGACGATGGCCGCTTCATTGGCACTAACGTCATGAACGAGGCGTTTCTGGAACGTTTCTCTATCACGATGGAGCAGGAGTATCCGCCTGCCGTAACCGAGAAGAAGATTCTACATAATCTTCTGGATCGTACGGAGGATGACAAGACCTTTGTTGAGCTGCTTATCAAGTGGGCAGATGCAATTCGTCGTACCTATTACGATGGCGGCACGACCGAGATTATTTCCACTCGTCGTCTTGTGCATATTTGCGACGCATACAAGATCTTCAGTCGTGATCGCATGAAGGCAATTCGTCTGTGTCTGAATCGTTTTGATCTTGACACCAAGACTTCGTTCATGGATCTGTATACAAAGATTGATGCAGAGGCTAATGCTCCTGTTGTTGCTAATACGGAAACGTCTACAGCAACGACGGATGCATCTCTTGAAGAAAAGATCAAGCAGGCTAACGAGATTGTGTTTTAATGCTTGACAAACCAATTCGGTATTGATATAATACTGAATAATGGAGCGGCGTATTTGGTTGCTCGCCGCTCCGTTTTTTTCGATGCAACCTTTTGTTATGGAGTGTAATAAATGGCTAAGATTTCTGCTAAGGCTCGTATGCTTTCGGTTCTGAAGGGCAACTCATCGTACAATACTTTTTCGGTTGCACAGGGTCGCAATCGTTTTGGTATCAAGAACGTTGCGCAGCGCATTCATGAGCTGCGTCAGGACGGTCACGCAATCTACACGAACCTGAAGCGTCGTGGCGATGGCAGCACTGTTCGCGTTTATCGTCTTGGTACTCCTACCAAGGCCATGAAGGCTGCTGCTCGCAAGACCAAGACTCGTCGTTCTGCCTGAGTTTAGTATAGGTTGAGCCTATTGAAGGGGAAGGGAAATCTTCCCCTTCTTTCTATTTGCTAACTAAATAGGAGTATGGTTTAGTAATCATTTTTTGAGTGGAGTATACTATGGAAATTTCTATCTCTGTTGAGGAACTAAGAAAAAGAAAATTGTTTATCGCCACACCAATGTACGGTGGTATGGCAAATGGACTTTACATGAAGTCCTGCTTGGATCTACAAGCTATTCTAAATCAATATGGCGTTGAAGCCAAGTTTTCATTTCTATTTAACGAATCACTTATTACTCGCGCAAGAAATTATCTTACTGATGAATTTCTTCGTAATGAAGGATTTACGCATCTCTTGTTTTTGGATTCTGACATTCATTTCAATCCACAAGATGTTGTAACTCTTCTTGCTCTAGATAAAGAAATTATTGGTGGACCATATCCCAAGAAGTCGATTAATTGGGGTAATGTCGCACAGGCCGTTAAGAACAAGCCTGATATTTCTCCGGGCGAACTTGATGGATTGATTGGTGAATTCGTTTTCAATCCAGTAGCCGGAACAAAGCAGTTTTCAATTACTGAACCTCTTGAAGTCATGGAAATCGGTACAGGTTTCATGATGATCAAGCGTGAAGTCTTCAAGAAATTTGAAGACGCATTTCCAGAATATCGTTATAAGCCAGATCATGTCGGTCAAAAGCACTTTGACGGATCTCGCTACATTCATGCGTATTTTGATACGATCATTGATCGTGGTCCAAATGCACCAGGATCATCGGAGAGATATTTGTCGGAAGATTATTTCTTCTGTCAGATGTCTCGCAAGATCGGTATCAAGATTTGGCTGTGTCCTTGGATGAAGACACAACATGTCGGAACATTTGCGTTTACTGGCGACCTATCTAAGATTGCTCAGTATACAGGACGCATATGATCATAGGATTCGTTGGTACCATTGGCTCAGGCAAAGGTACTGCGGGTGAAATATTGGCGCAGCGAGGATTCTTCACCGAATCTTTCGCTGCTCCTCTTAAGGAAATTACCGCAAGTCTATTTGGCTGGCCTCGTCATTTATTGGAAGGCGATACACAAGAGTCTAGGGAGTTTCGCGAAAGTAAAGATCCATGGTGGTCTGAAAGGTTTGGTAAAGATATAACACCAAGATACATTCTACAAATAATAGGAACTGAATGTATGCGCGATTGCATTCATACAGATTTCTGGGTTGCTTGTTTGGAAAAAAGAATAAAACTAAATCGTGATTATGTAATCACAGATGTAAGATTTCCAAACGAAATTGACTCCGTTCACAAGATGGGCGGCAAGATTGTAGAAATACAAAGAGGCGCAATACCAGAATGGTATATTCATGCAACAATGTATAATAATGGTGATTCTGGAATAAAACCAGATGTTCATTATTCAGAATGGGCGTGGATGGGATATAAGACTGATTATACCATTAGTAACAATGGAACAAAGGAAAATCTAGAAGAAGAGATTGAATTGATGTTGGAGTGCTTGACTCCACCAAACTAATGTGATACTATTGTCTTCATACATTGAAGGAGTTTATTATGAAAATTTCTCAGGATACAATCAACATTCTAAAGAACTTCTCCCAAATCAATCAGGGGATTTTCTTCAAGAAGGGCGACACAATTTCAACAATTTCGCCTCAGAAAAACATTCTAGTAGAAGCCACGGTCAAGGAATCGTTTCCAAATGACTTTGGTATCTATGATCTTCCAAATTTTCTGAGTGTTCTTTCACTCAGCAAGGATGATCCAGAATTGTCTTTCTATGACAAGCATCT